ACGAGCACTAAATAGAAGCGAAGTAACCATTGTTCAAAGAGCAAGAAAAATTGAAGCATTGGCAAATGCACAACGTTCTCTTACTCGTACAGGGAAAGATTATACTGTGGAATTATCCAAAATAGCTTCTGAAACAGACCGATTAAAAAAAGCAAATGTTGATGCTGCAAACAGTATGAATAAGCTGAAAAAGGAACAATCCAGTGTTCTTAATACAACAGATCAGCTTACACGTAAAGTTGCATTATTATTCAGTGTTTCTGCTATTACGGGATATGTTGAAAAACTAATCGAAGTTCGTGGAGAGTTTGAATTACAACAAAGAGCTTTACAGGCAATTCTTCAAAATAAAGATGAGGCTAACGCATTATTTGAAAAAACTGTAGCATTAGCTGTTAAATCTCCATTCCAAGTAAAGGAATTAGTCACCTACACCAAGCAGTTAGCTGCGTATCGTATTGAATCTGATAAGCTCTATGATACGACAAAAATGCTTGCTGATGTATCAGCCGGACTTGGTGTTGACATGGGACGTCTTATACTTGCTTATGGACAGGTAAAAGCTGCTAATTACTTGAGAGCTAGTGAAGTACGTCAATTTACTGAAGCCGGAGTTAATATTCTTGGAGAGCTAGCTGATATCTATACAGAACTTGAAGGTCGTATGGTGTCAGTGGGAGAAGTGCAATCTAGAATTACTAAAAGAATGGTTGCTTTTGGAGATGTAGAGAAGGTATTTCAACGAATAACATCTGCCGGAGGTATATTCTATAATATGCAGGAAATCCAAGCGGAAACTCTAGCCGGAATGATATCCAATTTGAAGGATAATTTTGATGTAATGTTTAATGAAATCGGTAAAGCAAATGATGGTGTACTAAAAGGATTTATAAATATTATTAATGAGATTGTTGCTAATTGGAGATATTTTGGTATAGCATTAAATGCCGCATCTATTGGTTTTATTACATATGCTGCAAAAATAGCTATAGCAACAACAGCTAATGGCGGATTCGCAGCATCTACAATAGCAACTACTGTTGCACAAGGAGGGTTGGCAGCAGCTTTAGGAAAAACTTGGCAGGCATTGAAAGGTGTTACACTCTTTTTAAAAGCCAATCCGTGGGTTGTTTTAGCTACAGTTATAGCCGGAACAGTTTATTATGTAAAAGATTTAACTGATAAATTAGATCGGACAAGAGCTACATATGATATTTTAAATAATCAATTAACTACTCAAAAAGAAAAACTTGAATCTCTAACAAAAAGTGTTCAACAACAAATTAATACTCAGGAAAAAGCAGAAGAAGCTCTAAAAAACACCAAGAAGGGTACAGATGAATATGCAGAAGCTGAGAATAAAGCAAATATAGAACGAGAGAAAACTGACAAATTGCTGAATCAATTAAAAATTCAATATCCGGAGGTCTATGCTAAAGTTATTCAAAACAAGGATGGAATAAAATCATTAGCCAACGAACAGAAAAAGTATAATGAAGAGTTAGATAGAACGCTTACGTTAAATAAATTAATGCAAGCCGGAGTGCCGTTATTTGGGGAAAGTTTCAAAGAACAAGCTGATTCCTACACACGTTCTTTGGATGAACAAAATAAAGCTATAAAAAACTTAACGGTTGACTATAACTCATTAGTAAGTGAAATGCAGTTTATTTTAAAAACAGGGAATGATATTCCTAATAGTTTTAAAGATGGACTTAATTCAATTATTAACAGTAATTCAAGTATTGAAGAAAAAACTAAATTGCTAATAAATTATGCTAGGAGTTTAGCTACTCATAATTCTAATTCAAATAGAATGCTAAATAATCTTAGAACAAGTGCAACAAAATCATTAGATGATTTAGAAGAGGCTAATAAAAATAGAAAAACTCAGCTTGCAGCAATGAACGATTCTTACGAGTTACTAAGAGATAATGCCTTGAAAGAAGCTAATATAACTCTTAATGAATTCAAACAGCTTACAAAAGAGCAACAGCAAGATTTAATGAAAAGAATGGCAGTATTTATTAAATCATCCGCAGGTGCTGAAAGCGTATTTGCCCGTTCTTTTTTAAAAAATAGAATCAAACAAGATTTTAATATTGAATTTAATTATGATGAAAAGAAAGTAGAAAAGGAATTAGATGAAAAACAAAAAGCATTAGCTGAAGTTGTAAATAAATATAACAACAAGAAAGATTTTAAAGATAAAACCGCTTTAAAATTACCTGTTGTTACTGATGAAACAACTGTAGAAGAATATAGAGATAAGATTTACAAAGCAGGACAAGCATTAATTGATGCAGCTAAAGAAAATGAAAAATCTATTGTAAATCTTACGCCTCATATTGCTAAAGTAAAAGAAGAAGCAGTGAGATTAGCAAAAGCAGCCGGAGAAGAACAAAAACAGATTGCTTTACTTTTTGGTTACATTGATAAAAAAGCAGATAGAAAATCTGAGTCCGCAGAAGAAAGAAGACTTAAAGCTCAACTCTCACTGTTAAAGCAATTGCAATCTCAGTATGAGAAACTTCGTCAGACTCAAGGAGAGATGGAGGCAACTAAGACACTTCAAAAGACATTTGGGGATACATTCAGTAATCTGTTTAAAAAGCCTATTACAAGTATTGGATTTGATAAAGTGTCAATTGCTAATGAAGCAGATTCAATAGGTCAGACATTAGGAGAGAAAATAGCTCTTTCTATTAGACAAGCGTATGATCAATATTCTTCAGAACTTAGAGCTACGGCTACAGTAACAGCTACCGTAGAAGGTATAAAAGATATTGAAAGACAGTTTGATTCTATGTTTAATGACTATGAATTATACATATCATTGGAAAACAAAGGATTAGACATGGATGCTGTGGCTAAAATGTTTGATATTTCTCCAACAACTCTTGACAAAATTAGAAAGAAATTAGAAGAAGTTTATCCTGATCCTGCTTCCTTAGGGCAAAAACAACTTGATTCTTATTTTAAGATTCAGAAACAGATTACTGATAAGGATAAAGAGGAGACACGTAAAAGATTAAATAATTTTGTTGAATACCTAGCAAATTCTGTCGATAAGATTAAACAGGTTCAAAAATCAGGAGGGTTGGAAATTAACCTTGCAACTGACATGTTTAATAAAGATCAGCTTAATGCAGATCAATATGTTACTATTGTTAAGAATGTGACAGATAAAGTAAACAAAGAAGTTAGCAAACTGAATCTTGAGAAGTTTAAACAAACACCGGAATATTTACAGGCAATGGGCGATCTTTCTGCTTATACTACGACAGAATTAGAAGCATTGATTCAAAAAATGCAGCAATTCATTTCAGAATCGGCAGGAAGTCTAAATGCAACTGATTTAAAAGTTTATTCTGACGCTATTGCTAAGATACAAGATCAAATTCAAAAGAACAAATCTCCCTTTGCTAAAAATGCTTTTGCTGAATATCGTCAATTAGTTAATTTAGAGAAGGAATATCAAGCAGAAAAAGAAAGACAGAATCAGCTTATTGTAGAACAAGCAGAAAGAATTAAAGAAGTTGCAGATGCTACTCAAAGATTAAAAGAAATACAGGAAGCAGGAGAGTCAGGAGATTTTCTTCAGCCCGGTTATAAAGATGAGTTAGCAGCCGCTAATGAAGAGTTTCAATTAGCTAATTCTAATTTGGGGGATACTAATAATCAATTAAACATTTCTCAAGGCAAATTAAGCAATATCTCAGGACAAATCGGGAAAGTATCCGGTGGACTTGGTTCAGCAATGGGCATGGTTGATAAGATCGTTACTGGAATTTATCAATCCATTAATGCAACACTAGATCTTATGAATCAATTCAAGGAACTTGCTGAAAGTCGTGGAATTGATACTAATGTAGGTGGATGGAGAGAAATTCAACAAGCCGGAGAATTACTTGGGAATGTTAATGAAAGAGTAATGTCTTCTTGGAATAACTTTAAAAGTGGTAATATTGCCGGAGCCGTAGCTGACGCTATTGGTTCTATTACAACTATCTTTACTACTCTTAATAAGCAACATGACGCAAGAAGAGAGCAGACGATACAAAAAGAAATAAAAGCTGTAGAAGATCTGCAAAGAGCTTACGAAAAGTTAGGGAAAGATATTGAAAAGGCTTATGCAATCGATACTCTAAATGCTAGCAACGAGAATGCTCAACGTAATATTGAGCAACAAATTCAAAGTTATGAAAGAATGATTGCTGCCGAAGAAGACAAGAAAAAAACAGATAATGATCGAATCAAGGAATGGAGAAATACTATTGAAGATCTTCGGGAAGAACAGGCTAATCTCAGAAATAAGCAGACTGAAGAATTAGGAGGGTTCGGATCTGAACAAAATGTCAAATCAGCAGCGCAAGATTTTGCAGATGCATGGTTAGATGCATATCGGGAAACTGGAGATGGACTTTCTGCATTAACTGATAAATGGGATGAATATATAAATAATGTCATCGCTAAACAATTGATGTTAAAGGGAACTGAAAAATTTCTAAAACCAATTATGGATATGATGGATGGTTTCTTAGCAAGTGGAAGCAATCTGACAGATGAAGAATTGGATAAGTTAAGAGAAGAGATTAATAAGACTATGCCTTTACTTAATGAATTTTGGAAATCCATTTCGGATAGTTTTAAACTCCCATCCACCGGAGACACTGAACTTAGTGGTCTTCAAAAAGGAATACAATCAGTAACAGAAGAAACGGCACAGATCGTTGAGGCGTTATTGAATTCAATAAGATTCTTCACTGCAGATAGTAATTTGCAGTTGAAAAATTTATATTTGGCATTTACAAGCGTTGATCCAAAACTTAATCCGATGTATGGAGAACTTGTAGCACAAACTGCAATACTCAGAAACATCTATGATGTTTTGAATAGTGTAGTAACTGCAGGAGGAAATCATCCGCTAGGAGGATTGGCTGTAAAAGCTTTGATTTAAGTTTGTTTTCAGGATTTCTTATGAACCGTTTTTGCTCTAATGATTGGACAAAAACGGTTTTATTTTTTCCATTAACTCTTCTAATATATTACTGTAGTAGGCATAGTATTTGAGTCTATGCTTAATCTTGGCATATCCCATTTTTACAGATCTAGGATTATAGAAATATTCTCTAGCAATTGCTCTAGGAGTCATTCCTAATTTGAAATGCAAGATATAAAAGATGAAATATCTAGCATTGCTTACACTTTCTCTTGTCTGCTTATTGATAATATCTTGTTGCGTAACTCCAAAGTATTTAGCTACTTCATATTCTATATTATCAATTAATTCTCTTTGTTTTTCGTCTAACTCCATGAGTGAAATAAAGTTTTCACAAATGTATGAAAACATTCACTATTATCAAAATGTATTCAAGAATATTTTAAATATCATTGGTATTCAATTTGTTACAACCGTAATAAACTGGCTAGTATTATTCGGATAAAATTCGCTCATTTAAGCATAGTTCAATGTCGAGCTATATTAAATGTAATTTTATGGAATCAAAGACAGTTGTTTATACTCCCGAAACAGGGAGTGGAAGCGGAAGTGGTATGATGGCTATGCTTGCTCCACTTTTGCAGCAAAAGGGTATTGACCCTAACTTGTTGATGGCTTTGAACAGCAAGGGTAATGGTAATGGATTTGGTGGAGATGGTTCATGGTTTATGTGGATTATCTTCTTATTCTTCCTTTTCCCTCTGTTCGGTCGCAATGGTTGGGGTAACAATGGTGGTAACGATGGTGGTAATGGCGGCGGATATGGATTCGCTGGTGTTCCAAATTTGATTAACAATGATGCAGGAAGGGAATTACTAATGAGTGCTATTCAGGGAAATGGTCAAGCTATTAATACATTAGCTACCAATTTGAACTGTTCAGTTGGACAGATTCAGCAGTCTATTAACAGCGTTATGACTCAGATTCAAGGAGTTGGTAATCAAGTAGGTATGTCAAGCCAACAGATTATCAATAGCATTCAAGCAGGAAACTGTCAGATTGCACAAGCTATTGCAGATTGTTGTTGCAAGACGCAGAATGCTATTACTACGCAAGGCTATGAAAATCAATTGTCTATTTGCAATCAGACCAATACATTGGTTAACACTGCAAATCAGAACACTTTGGCTTTACGTGATGGAGCAACTGCTAATACGCAAGCTATCTTGTCTAAATTGGATGCTATGCAGAATCAGAACTTGCTTGATAAAATTGATAAGCTTCGTGAAGATAAGAGTACTTTGCTTGCTCAAATTTCTAACGATGCTCAAACAAGAAACATTCAGGCATTCCAAGCACAAACTATCGCTCCTGTAAATGCAGCTCTTAGTGATCTGAGTTCTCGTTTGGCTAAAATTGAATGCCGTCAACCGGAAACGGTAACAATTCCTTACATTCCTGCGATGGGTAGCATGATTCCAGTTAATTATAGTGTGCCTGTAAATGTAAATGCGACACCTTATAATAACTGTGGTTGCTAAGAAAGGAGGTATCTATGTATGGTAATCCTTTAAATCCGTTCAATCCTTACTGGTGGACAGGTGGTCCCGGTCCGGCTATTCCGGCAAGACAACGTTCTTGTTTGAAACAACTCTGTATATTTGAGTTGCCGACAACAAACGTAGCCTTATCAGAGACGAGTGTAGACTATGGGATTGACAAATGTCTGTATAATCAGCTTCCTTGTGAATGTTATGTGACTGTGCAAGTTAATCAAGCAGTTCCAACAGGTGGTGAAGCACTGCCTGTAACGATTGCTATTCCAACGTCCAATAATAGTACAAATGTAGGGAGTTCTTCTTCCAATAATGGTGAAAGTAAAGTAAATGTTATAGATCATAACAGTTCAAATGTTATTGGTTCTGATATAACAAACTCAAAAGAGGTCTTTGCTTTTATCAATAAAAGAGAGGGGATTATACGTTTTGTCAATTTTCAGACAGGCGGAACAACTCCTGCATCTACATCAGTAGCAAGTAAGTAAATTTATAGACGGGAGTAAAATCCCGTCTATGTAAAACAAATTAAAAAAGTTTATTATATGTTTTCATCAAGTAGACAAGGTGGTTTTATATATGTTCTTTCCAAAGGAGAAAGACCTACAGTTAAAATAGGACAGATCGAATCTGTAAGTTCACCTGTTCCTAAATATCCTACTTATAATCCGTCAGTACCTTATAGCCCTCAACCGGAAATGCTTATAGACATTAAGGTTAGATGTGGTGAAGAGGTCTTAGACTTTCAGAAATTACCTGCAAACGGTGAAATGTTTGCTTATCCAAATGTAATTGTTTCTGAAAAGAAGGAAGCTATTATTTCGGAAGTTGAAGCTATGATGCAGACGAGTAAACAAATTGTGGAAAGTGTTTCATATCATAATTCTGTTATAGAATCTTGTGATAGTATTTTAAAAGAACTAAATCCTCAATTTGCGAAAGAGAAGCAACAAGAAGACAGGATTAATTCATTAGAGCAAGAGGTAAAATCTGTAAAAGATGGATTGGGAGATATAAAATCTCTTTTAATTGAAATGAATACGTCTAATAAACCTAAAACAACAAATTCTAAATAATATTATTATGGGAATGATTGAAATAATGGAAGGCGAAAGAAAAGGTGGATTAGGAAAAGCCTTTAAAGACTTCAAAGAAAGTCTTGAATGCCTAAAAGAAGATTTCGAAACCCTTTGGGACGAAATGGAATCAATAGGAGAACGTGGCGGACAAGGTGGTTCGGGCGGCTCTTATGGTGGTGGTAGTCGTGGTGGTTCTTACGGGAATAGATACGATGAATACGAAGATGAAGAAATGATGGGAGAAAGACGGGGCAGACGCTCACGTTCACGCAGACGCTAGTATTAATTAGGGCACTATAATTTTTAGTGCCCTACAAACTTTTTAATTATGTATAAAGGAGCAAGTTTTGATTTGTATGATAATATACCGGAGGATATGAGAAAATATCTTCAATTCAACGGATTCAATTTCAGCGATAAAATGGCCGAGTTTGCAATATCCAAGATGAAAGATAAAGATGGTAATCCATATACGCCAGTCCCACGTGAAAAAGTAAAAGAATTGCTTACACGTTATGGCATTACCTTGGAGCTTGACAACGGTGCAAACAGTTGGTATGTCTGTAATATGTTAAAAAGCGATTATTGGGGAAGTGGAATATCAGATGAACAACATTTAGCTTTATCTATCAAAGACTATTTAGATGATAAAGATGCAAATGTAGGTTCAGAAAAACCATTTAGATATTTCTTTTCTATATGCTCTGGTAATGGGACAGTAATTCCTTGGAAAGAATGTCTCTAATCTGTTATTTCGACTTCATATTTCATTAAGGCATCATATACTTTTTTAGTAATTTTTCCTTCTTTGTAATATTTGTCCGCTAGTTCTTTGACATATTGTTCTTTAGCTGTTTTATAGGCATTAAAAGCTTCTTCCTTATCATCATAAGAACCTATAAATACCCTCTTTCTCCTTTTAGATAAACGAGCAACGTATTTATTGTTTTTAAGATTTACTCCAATTGGAGTACTACTTCTCTTATGTTTATTCAACAGTAAGAGTTTGTTTATTTCTTGTGGTACAAAACAGCAAGTATCGGGTGAATACATTTTATTCCCTTTGATAAGAATGTCTTTGTCTATTTCGTATCCTTCTTTATAGCCATTGATGGGGTCGTCAAACCACTTTTTGAAGTTAGATAAATAAAGCCATTCTTCACAAACTGTACAATCTATATAAGATTGATTTTTTGTTTTCCATTTTTCATCGTAAATCCTTCTAATAATCTGAATCCAATGAGAATAGCAATCTGTACCATGAGCTAAATCAAGGTCATTAATGGCTACATTTTTAATCCTTGATTTATTGTAGTCATTAGCACATAGTTTGCATTTGTGACCCTTTAGATGGTCTAAAGGATACTGATAATAATCGCCATGCTTTTTGCAAGTTATTATTACTTTAGTTCTTTTGTTTATATAAACAGTTTTAGAATAATCATACTCGTCACCATGAACTGAAATGGCTTTTGAGATAAATTCATCAGTTGTTAATTTCTTCATATTATAAAAGGGAGACGCCCGCCTAAATGTGCATCTCAACTCACAAATAGACAGGCGTCATGTTTTAGAGGGTGATGTCTTTAATTGAGATGCTGACAACAATGCAAAGATACAAATAACTTTTTAAATTCAAATATTTATGGAAATAAAAACAATATACTTATCTAAATACGATTGGACTGTTACTATCTTTTACGATTATATTTGTAAATATTTTGAAGATGTAATGGAAGAATTAGAATATATAGAATGTGGGGAAGAATCACTCAAAAGAGCTTATAAAAATCTAACTACATGTGGATATAATAATGGACTTACATTTTCTAATCACTTAGCGCATAAAAGTGTAATTGTTATAGGTAGAACGAGCAGTGCAAAAGAGTTTGAAAAAACTTGGTCTCATGAATCAGGACACTTAGCAGACCATATATGCCTTACTTATGATATAAGCCCTCATGGTGAGGAAATACAATATTTAGGTGATTACATCATAGATAAGACCTGGAATTCGGCAAAGAAATATTTATGTGATTGTTGTAGAATAAAGAAATGATAATATGAAAAACAAAGATTTCAAGAAAGCATTACAGAGTGATAAACCTATCAACTCTATGTTTGCACTTATTCCCGAAAAGCAAAAGAAGTCTTTTATGAAATTTGCAAAGCAGTTTGGCTTTACAGAAGAAAAAATAAATGCTATTCTTACTAACGAAAAACAGAAATTATGAAATGCAAGAAGGTGAAATATGATTTTATCAAGTTAGCAATCATTAGAAAAGACTACGAGATTAATCAAGCGATCAAAAATCTGATAAAAGATTTGCCACATTGTGAGTTTGAAGATCTAAGATTTAAACTTCTAGATGAAATTATTGATCTTAGAAGACTAAAAGAAAATAGGCTACCGTAGTAGCCTATCTATAATCAAAGTTTTAGTATCTGTTTCCTTTGTCTTTCCTGTGAATAAGAAACGTGTACCCAACTAAAATTTGACTCGTTTATTAATTGATCGAAGGGGAGATTTAATTCCTGAATTAAATTAAATAATTTTTCATTTTCTTTAATTGATCCTGCACTGATATCTGCAGCTTCCCCCTTTCTGTGTTGACTTGTTGCTACACCTCCGACTTCTTTATTTAGCTCATCATTTCTGAATCCACTATTGACGTAAATAGGTTTCCCATATGCTTCTCTTAATGGATCTAAAACCTTTTCAATTAAACTTTTCAAACGACCTACTTGCATTCCATCCGGTATATTCTTTATACCTTTCGCTTTAGCTGTACTGGATTCGCACAGCTCTCCAACTGTAAAATATTTACCCATATTAATCTTTATTTTCGTTACGTGTATTATATTTCTTCAATGCAAGTTCGCTTATATTATTATCTTTGATATATTGATTACGTCTTTTCAGAGCATCTTCTAATGTTCTAAACATGCCAACATCAATACTTTTAGCACCGTAATATACACGAACCTTATACCTTATCGGGTTTTTAAGACGAGGTATTATTTTGCGGTAGATCCATTTATGTCCTGTATTACTCATTTCTTAAACAACAATTTTAATTCTTCAACACTAGCCTTATGATAATTATCTGTATCATTATCTTTGGGTAGATACATAAATTCGATTCCTGATAATCCTCCTTCTAATTCGTTATCATGATATATACCCCAATCTCCTTTATTGTTAGTAAAGACTTGTCTGTCATCGGTATCATCTCGGAGTGCAGCAATAAAATAGAATAAGTTTTCATTTTCACCGCAATCAATATCGTTTTCTTCCCTTTCTGATAAAAAACGTTTCAATTCGTCCTCTAATGAAAGATTGTAACACTCATCAGGATAACCAACGCCATGAATAGATTGGGTAGGAATACATATATCAAGCCATACGGCTCTATAGAAATAGCAGCAAGGACAAATATGATAACCAAGTTCCTTTAGTTTATCTAATATTTTCTTGTTGTTTGCTCTTAAAAAAGCTTTTTGAATAAATCCCATATCTATTTCCTCCCTGTACTACCTATTCCGTTTAAACCTCTTTCTTTTTCATTTAGCTTTTCAACTTCTACAAAGTCTATTTTAGGAGTTAACCCAATCTTCAACTGGGCTACTCTATCTCCTACTGAATATCGTTGTAAATTTGTTAATACGTGATAGAAGATAGCGCATATCTCATTAGTGTAGCCTTCATCCACTGTACCGACAGAGTTAGTCATAATCATCCCTGTCTTCCAAATACTGCTTCTTGGTCTTATATCAATGGATAATACATATCCGCCTTTCCGCATAGTCTTAATATAGTCTTCATCTATTTGGAAAGCTAATCCCAGTCCGTACTTATACACATTTGGTGCTATCTCTTCGCATGAAGTAGCATATAGGTCATAACAAAAATCGTCATCGTAATGTTTAACTGGAATCTTTGCATCAGGATGCGTTTTCTTAAATTTTACTTTCATTTTCTTTATCGTTTAAATGTTGAGCCTTTATTATACATTCACCAATAATGTTTGGATTTTGGTATGCGTCTACAAGATTCTTATATGCTTCTACACATTCAGGGCTATCATTGTAGTTTATATCTTCCGATTTCCTAAACACCCATTTTACAAGGTTGTTTATAATGTCCAATAATTCTTTCTGCTTATAATGTCTTAGAGCAATCGAATCTTCCGCAAATTTAATACATTCTTTTATTCTATTTGATATTTCGGTGATAGAAAGTTTAGTCATAGAACGTGCTAGTTCTACTAATGATGCAAAGTATGGATTTTCGACACCTTTAATAGTAGATAGATAATCCTCTAATGCTTGACGATATTTGAATAAAAGAGGCTGTATATAAACATCAAAACTATCATTAAAGTCCGCATATACAGTTCCACTAGAAATAGTCAAGTTGTTTACTTCTCTTTGGTAACTATTTACCCTTTTCTTTGCGGCATAAAATAGTTTCTTGGTTTCTTTATCTTTATTTTTAATTGATGGTTCAATATCCAAAACGCAACAGTTGCACATTTCATTGAGAGCCATTACCTGATAAACACTTACCAGCAATATTTGGTTAGGCTTCATTGGAACTTCCTCTGGCTCTATTACATAATTAATTAATGAATTATATGCTTTAATATCTATTTTATCTTTCCATTTATTTGCTAATTCCTTAATGTATTTTTCTTTCTCTTTTTTATATGCTTCAAAAGCTTCTTTGGGAGAATTAAAATTACCAATTATAACAGTTTTACCATTAATATGTAATGAAGCTCTATATTTGTTATATCTAGTTTTATAAACTCCTATTGGTAGGTCATAAATTCTTTTACTTTTATTTTGAAAAATGATATTTATTTCTTTTGGTACAAAGCAGCAAGTTTGTGGAGAATAAACCTTATTCCCTCTTATTATTATATCTTTATCTAATTGAAATCCTTCTATGTAATTTTCATCAAACCACTTTTTGAAGTTGGAAAAGTAAAGCCATTCGTCACAAACTGTACAACCTTCATAAGTAGGCTTATTTTTTTGGTAAATATATGAATAACATCTCCGAATCATACTATACCAGACAGTATATGATTTATATTCTATTGTATTTTTCTTTATAATATTATTATAGTCAAATATTGCTACTCCAAAAATCTTATTTTTTTTATGCCTTCCACAAATAGGACATCCTTGACCGTTAATATGATTATTAGGAGATTGCCAATAATCTCCGTGTTCTAAACAGGTGATGCAAACTTTTGTTTTAGCATCAATATATTTAACTTTTGAATAATCATACTTATTGCCATGTACTTTAAGAGCTTTTTCAGTAAATCTGCTCTCATATTTATTTATCAATGATTTTATTTCCATAATGATTATTTTAGTTATAAGCATAGTAAGCCTTTATTCTCTGCATCTATTACAGCGCAGCCTTTGCACTGAATAAACAAAGAAGTTCAGAGCCTTCAAACTCCTACACCCAATAAACGCACTTCCGTCTCTGCTGCTTCCAACCCGTGAAAGACTTTATTAATTTCGTTCATATTGTAAACGCTGATGCAGCACCTAGTTTTGACAGGCTTGGGTCTCATAGGATTTTAAACACGCAAACAATATGTCGTTATTGAGTATATCCCATTTTCAATGTTGAAGCATCGTGTTCGAGGTGTGGAGATAAGAAACCTCTTGCCGTTTAGAACAATAAAGCCGTATCAAGACTCTTCTTAACACGGCTTTTAGCTTTATTGTTCTAAATAAACCGCATTGTGGGCATATTCTCTTTAGAATATGATGGATAGCACAATGCAGTTTAATCTTATATATTGAATATTATAAGCAATTTATGTCTGTATTAGGCTATCCATTTCCTTGATACATCGACAAATATCCGAATAATATTTCATACTACCAAATTTATTCGTCTCTTTTTTCATTTTCTTTATTTTCAAGAATAATAATATGGCTATGTCCTTTCCCTGCCGACCAGCTATCTCCTTTAATGACTGTATAATCTTTAAGAGAGTTTTCTGCGCATTTAACAAAGTCATCGACTCCATCAAAGATTAATGGTTCTTTATTTTCTAGTTTTTTCTTTATTCCATTCAAGCGTTCATTGGTTTTAACTCCAATATAAACTAATGCATATCCGATAAGCATCCCTATGATGAATGCCAAAAAGTTTTCTCCTGTCATAAACTATTCAGTATAAAAGGTGTAACAATTTCTAAAAAACGTTTTTGCTAAATTCATTGAATCTTCTTTGTACCAATTAGGAACATTATTCACAATAGCGAATTGTTTCCCCTCTTTTTTATAATAATGATTCAAAAAATACCCAGTTGTACATCTGTATATTTCACAATTTGGAGCTTTAAACATTTCCTTTCCATCTATTTCCATTGGAGATATAGCTATATATTTCTTATGTTTAGTGAAGAAATAACATTGAGGGTTATAGGCTGCACCAAAATCGAATACAGTATAGTTCTTTGGTATTATCTTTGATAGATAATAATACGGTTCTAAAAAACCAATAAAACTATTATCTATACCACAACATTCTTGTCTGAATACTCTATCTTTTTCTTCTTTGGGAATTAAGGATAAAGTATAGTCTATTAATTCTTGTTCAGTCATTTCTTCTCCTTTCTTTTCCTACGTTTCTCTATTATTTCATTAAAGGCTTTCTCTATTTCTCGAAAAGTGTGTCTAAACGCCATAGTATCTACATGCCTTGTTTTACCATTCCATAAACAATATTCACTGCTCTCGTTAATTAACCATTTTACACCTCTGCTGTGAATCATTCTTTTCCCATGAAATACATCAAATACTTTACATGAGAATATACTGTAATCATAGCATTTCATCCTTAGCCAATAATTATGATGATATAAATAAGCTAAAATAGATAATATATCTTCTTTTTCATAAGGATAACGAGGGCTTGGGAAGTACCTTAGGGAATCTTGTAGTTTTATATAACTATCAATTAAAGAATTAGATATATCATCCTCTGTGTGCATTAATTCGCTAGGATTTACATCTCTGTTAAATAACATTCTTATCATGTCTGCCGCTTGTTCGCATGATTTATAATCTTTTGAGTATTTAAGATATTTCATTGCAGCCTTTTCAGTTTCCACTTCTTGATAGTATTTAAAACTTTCTATAATAAGCATAACAATTTCTATCCTATATAAGGCTTCTCCATACCTTACTCCCCAATTACTTCTATCTGCCATCACATTTTCATTTCATTGATAAATTTCATTATATCATCACTGCTAACATGTCCTCTCCCTTTTGGCTGTAATAATGCATCAGCAAAAAGATCGGCTACCACGTTATTAATAAATTCTTGCAATAGATGTTTAGTCTTATACTCATCTTCATTAATATTTTCTATATGAGAAACTATCTTTTTTAGCATCTCATTATTTTCTTTCGTAATCTTAAGAAGTTCATTTATCAAAGAAGTTTCCATCTATTATCTTTTTTAATAAAAAAATACATACACAAAGAATGACTACGAGAAATATTAAAAATTCAAATATATCTTTCATAAACCATTTATACAATCAATTTTACGATTGGTTCATTCTTATAGATTAATCCATTAATCTCAGTGGTTGCATATATAGCAAAATATATATTAACATCTGATTCAGTATATACTTTCTCCCATACTTTTGAAACCTCATTCATTATTTTTTTGAGTTTCTCTTTACCAACTTCTCCTATACCTATCCATTGCTTTTTTTCCACTGTAATAGGGTAGGCATCAGAAGGATAATGTGTAGCTAATCCTTCTAAAATATAAATACTATCTTTCATTTATTCTAGTTTTTATTTTCTTTTTGTTCTACTTCTTCTTCTTTTAAGTATGCAAATGAAGCCAAGTCTGAATCGAAATATACCTCAAACATATGCGAACATTCATTTTCGAATGATTTAATGTTATTATAAGCCTCGTTTGTTATATCATGATCATGACCGTATAAATTTTGCATTTTGAACGCAATATTTAATAGTTGCAATCTTTTATTGTTTAGAAAGTCAATTTCTGTCATTTTCTTTTTTCTTTAATTTGTTCCAAAGTTATTCTCATTCCTTCTTGTAATCCTTTTGAATAGGCATCTTGTCTTTCTCCAAAATTCCAAAGTATATATGTAACAAGAAGTAGAATCATACATACTACTCTATGCCACATTGGTAGTTTGATACTAAATGGAGATAAATTTATTTCCATGTGTCCAACAAATGCAGCAACAATTACAAAGGCTACAATCATTATTATCAAATCTTTCATGGTTTCATTCAATTAAATTACTTTCTAAATAATCATCTTCTGACATTTCAAATATACCTGTAATTACCACATCACTGTATTCTTTTGTAGTTTCTATATAGTGTTCAACTTCCCGTATAGACAGATCACCCATAACAGTGTATAATTGTCTCCCATATACATATTCATTGTGCTTGATAGCTATGTAAGGGAATAAAAAGAATCTTGTTTTATTCATTTTCATCTCCTATGTATATTAATTGTTTCCCCCATAACTTGATTGTTTGCACCTTACCTTTTTTTATAAGATCATAAACCCATCTACGCTTAATCCCTTTCAAAAATGCGTATGTGTCAATAGTAACCCATTTATCAGTATCTACAATCATAAGTTTTTCCTCCTTAAATATTCGCAAATTAAAGTTGCATCTACTTTGTTGTCATCAATATTACTACATCTATCGGTTCGTCTAAAATCCAATTCAGGGAAAAGACGTTTTGCGGCATTGATTGATGTTGCTTTAGTATTCACTTCTTTCTTGTTAATCTCTTTATTTTTGAGTTTTACTTTCTTATATGTTATTACCATATCACTGTTTTGCCAAAGGCTTCCCTGCCATGTTTTGGGAGCGATCAGATGATAAGGTATTTTATGAGCTATAAGCAAAGCTTGTAATTTCCCATATATCTCTCCAAAAGAGAATGTGGCTTTTGCACTACTACCAAATATAGCATGAACACATTCAAGTCCTGCTACTATGTTTGGATATTTAGACTTTAGATATTCAAGCATATCTGATATTTGGTAAAAATCATTATCTTTTAAACTCATGTGAGTCCACTCTCCATTTACTTGTATGGATATAAATCCAACATTGCCGGGATCAATTCCTATATAACATTTATTTTCCATAATTCTGCTTCTTTTTATTTTCTAACATCATCCATAATAAATCAACTACTGGAATATTTTTTTCAAATGCCCATTTAACTAATTCCATTTGGTTCCCAATATCCAATTGCGTTATTGGAAAATAATAAAAAATAGGATTCTTATTTTCATTTTCCTGCGTCCATTCATAAATGGATTGCAGATAATCACACAATTTCCAACATTTTTTAGGTTTAATCATTAAAACTCCTCCTTATTTAATTCTATTTCTAATCCTTTTTCAGCTATATAGCATATTCTTCCGGTCTCATCCCATACCATTTTTTTAAAAAGATTACTATTACTATTATCATCACTTAGATGAAGCAAGCAAATTGTTTTTAATTTTGAAGAAATATTATGTTTTATAATATCTATAGTTTGATATATTTCCAAATGAGATTTATATGCACTACTACTCCATTTACCTTCTCCTGCATTATCATCTAATATATCATTGCCATAATTAGCTTCAATAAATAGATGATCAAGATCTTTTATTCGATATTTAAAATATTGAAGGTCAGTTGCAAACAATAGCTTACCTATATTTTTATGCTCTATTAAATAAGCATAACAGGGAACCGAATGTTCAACTGGTATAGGAGTAACCATAAACTTCCCAATTCGGTATTTCCGATTAGCATGTAATGGGATTACTCCTTTATATAATTCTGCCACATCCGGATGGCTATAAACAGGAATAGCTCTTCTAACTATTTCAGGAAGATGCATAGAATGATCTGTATGGCGATGTGTAGATATACAAGCAGCAATTTTTTCAGCATGATAATCTACTGCCGGAAGAACACACTTTACGAAATTTACTCCAGCTTCTATAATAAGAAATTTTCCATCACATTCAAGTAAATAGCAATTCCCCTTACTACTACTACCTAAAATAATTATTCGATCCATTTTATTCTTTTTTTACCGACCAAAATCGCTCCAATTCGGATTCCTCTTGTCTAACACTTCAAATATTTCTGCATCATCCATCCAGTCTAAGGCTATATCACAAAATTTAGCCTTTTCCGCAGGGCTAAGATTATTAAACAAATCTTCAATGTCATTTTGTATTTTTACCTCCGTTATCATATGTTTCTTTGTTTATAATTGAGTATGCTTTTTTAAATATTTCATAATCCAATAATTCCTTATCACATATTTCCATTACGGAAGAGATATGATAATTTAAACTTCCTTTTAATTCAGAAAAATCCAGTACTCCTAAGTTTCCTTCTATAAATTCTTCTAATTCTTCACATAAATCATTTATAAAATCAATAGTATATTGTTTATATCTACCCATCTGATAATATATATCATTATCTAAGGCTTTCAGTTCTGTTAGCAATGCTCTTGGTGTCATGGTTATTCAATTTTAGATATTTAATAAGGAAACATTACTCAAGCAAGTTTTTTGAGCATGATGTAATCTTTACAGTTGTTGTTTTCGGTGGATCAAGTGGAAATTCTGCATCTGTTGAGTATCCCCATTTAAGGATTCTTTCAGATGAAGATTTCATCTCTTTCACTATCTCTTCATCTGATTTTCCCCAAGAAAATAAATTCTCTCTTGCAATTCTAAGAGTAGTTAATCTGTTTTGCGCTGATAATTCATTTACTAGCTTTTCCAATAATTCTTCTTTCTTTTCCATAATTTCCCATTATTTTTTTAGTACAACATCAAATCTTTCCACTAAAGCTTTAGCTGCTGTTTCAATAACAGTCCTATTGAAACTACCAGTGTTAAAATAACCGGAATCATAAACTATACGCCTAATCATTTGTTCAGGGTTTTCCCTTGAAAAAGTATCTTCCGCCATCTTTTTAGCTTCTATTCTAACTGCATCTTGAATCCATTCTCTAATATCTTCTTTCGTAATACCAAGTTCATTAATCATGTAGTTACGAAACATTAACCATTTGTCATTCTTTCCTGCCATAGTCTTAATTTAAAAAGTCCCATCCGAATAGGTATTACTACCTAAACAAAATGGGACTAAATTGATTTATTTACTAAAAATCTCCACAATCTATCCAATCAGGACTCATTTCTTCCCAAGAGGAATCAAAGTCATCATCCATGATTAAAAATTTTCATCATCAGAAGTTTGAGATGTTGCAGATTCCGATTGTTGTACATCAGCATGTTCATTGATTGGAGAAGAAGGTGTTTCTTCTTCCACGATTTCCTCATATTCAACGAATGGTTGATCTATTTGTTTAGATGCATCTAAAAGAGCACTCGCATCTTCTAAGTCATCATTAATAGAAGCATTATCGCCTAATGATGAATTAATCAACATTTTTGCCGCCCTTTTAATTACAGTTCTTTTAGCCATTTGATCCGGGAATTCCTTATGCACAAGCTGCTGCTGAGATGAACTTTTACTCCATGATTTACGAATTTGTGCAATAGACATGATTTCAACATCAGTCTCACCTTTATCGTTTGTTACCATAGCATAAGCACCAAGCATTTCTCCGTCAATAGATTCAAGAGTTTGAGTATGTTCAACAATACGTTTTCTTCCAGTAGCAGGATCTACTTCAAATTTAAAAGTATCTCCTTTATAAATGATGTTTGCAATAGGTTCATAATGTTTAGAAATACGTCTTGCCTGCAAACATACTCCAAAATAACTTTCTTCAAAACAAAGTTTATCTCCACGGAGTATCAAATATCCCTGTTTCTTTGAGACATCTAGCCCCTTTGTAGCCATCTTAAAGAGAGCACTTTGAATACTATTGTTATTCTTACATATTTCCAATGCACTTTTCCCTGATTTATCTTTAATCTCAGGAAGCATCAGCATGGCTCCTTTGATAGCATTTACATAATTGTAATCATTAGGCATGTTAAATCCTATTTGACACAATTGATCAATTCTGTTAATGACTTGTTGCCCAACATCTGTTTTTGCAACTTCATTTTTTTTATCTGCCATATAATTGTTGTTTAATAATTGAAGAAAGACGAAAGAAAAACCTTATGTCCTCTTTCGTCTCACAAATATATTAATTATTTTTCGAATACGCAACTATTTCTAAATTAATTCCTTTCTCTTTAAATTTGCGTATTACTTCCAAAGTTCAAAAGGGGAGATCATCTACATCGCTTACATCTGTAGTAGCAGCATGAGTCCGTGATTGAGTTTTTTCTTTTACAGGTGGTTTCGTTGAAATATTATGAGATTTATTATCACTTATCCATTCTGTACAGAAATTACCAATGAATATATCTTGTACGCCTCTCGCTTTTTCTTCTTGTGAAGCGCAAAATTTCATATAATGCGTTTCTCCATTTTTGCCTAATTCAGATCGTTTCCCGATAGCAAACCGGAATGAAGTTCCATAGTTGTTTTTTGTAAAACAATCTTTAGGAATTTTTGATATACAACATACTCCGGTTATATAAATGTCTGTTGATTCTTCTATAGATTCTACTTTTTTTGCCATTTTATTGATATTTAAGATTCATACGGATACACATCCATTAATTTACTATCAGAAACAGCTTCTATTTCATAGTCGGCCATAGTTCCTTTCATGTGTTCATCAATATAACTAATAGCTTGTCGAATGTCACATGCTTGAATAAGTATATGTGTAGGACTTTTTTTCTCACTGCCACTGTTTACATCAAAAGTGATGAGATTCAATTTAGCCTTATACCAAATATCATCGACTTCTTGTTGACTAGGCACTACTTCTGAATATTTAGTTTGTTTAGTAGCACTCACTTTAAATTCTCCTGTTATAAATGGAGTCATCTCCTCGATAATACGTGCTTCTGCTTCTGTACAACTTAAAGCGTCTATTAAATAACGCTCTGTTACTTTTTTCTCTTTGCCATTTTCCATCATTTTTTCATATTTGATGGAAGCCTCAAACCAATTATGCATTCCCATAATATTAATTTATTTCTGTATTAACTTCTATTTCTTTATCTTCTTCATTAATTGATCGCTCTGCAGCTTTCTTTGCGGCTACATTCATCATAGAAGAAGTTAGTTTTATAGCAAATCCATGATCCATAGATGAGAAATAGGCACTAGATGCAATAAATGTATTTTTCATATTTATAGCTTGGTGAGTTAGTGACATACCTACATTTACTACAGATTTCAATAATTCATTTTCTTCCTCATCCCCTAAATTTACAATAGAAAAAGCACCTTCATTTACAGGTACTACAATCATTGCCGGATAATCAGAACCTAAGAGCTGTGCAAGCTCTTCTAATTTCATTTCAACTTTTTCTACTCTTGTGAGTACTTTTTCTTCTTTTTCCATAACTTAATTTTTTAAAATTATTCTTCTTCTTTATCTAAGATTTCATCCAATGAAGATAAAATTTCTTTTTCTGAATTTCTAGGGACATATGCAGTTCCTGCTATAGACATATTACCAAGTATCTTTAAATCTTTTCCTATAGATTTAAGATATTCATATGTTTTTTTATTACATTTTGGTTTAAGATAATGGGATTGATTGAAAGCGTTAGCTCTTTTTTCTACAGCAAGCATTCTAATTATAACAGAACCTTTTTTACCTCTTATTACCGGATTAGTAGAAAATGGAATAAATATCCCTTTTTCTATAACATCACCAATCTCCATCTCTGTTACAACAGTATCATTTAAATTATCTAATGTCAGATTTATTAAATAATTATTCATAGTCCTTTACTTCTACTCTTAATTGGTCATCGTGGTTACTTACATATAAATTAATAATCTGCCTTTCAGTTAAAATTTCGCTATTGCTAGTAATTCCTTCCGCATTGTCAATAAACAATGGCATATTTATATTATAAAATTTTTGGAATGCTTCAGCAATATCAATGCCAGAAACAACAACTTCTGCAGCATTATATACAGTTGATGGAATATTATCAGTTGTGATAATACATGAAGGAATCCATGTCCCATCTTTTTTCTGAGACATCATCTGCACCTGACAGCGATTTAACAGGACATTGACTTTCTTTGATACGAGATCTGCGTATTCTTGCTTATATGCCTTTAATTCCGCAGAAATTCTTTCCCATTTTGCTAATTCATTAGCAGTATCACGCTGTTGTTCTTGATATTCTTTTATTTTTTTCTCCTGTTTTTCCCTTTCTTTTATTAGCCCAATCGTTTCGCTATCTTCTTTTATTTTATCCATCAATGTTTTTTTCATCTCAAGGAGACCGGAATTATCCGGCTGATCAACTTCAACCAATTCGCTTTTAAGATTGGATATTACATCCATCTTCTTTTTATATTCAGATGTTGTCTTAAAATCTATTCGGTTAGCTATCAATTGATTAAGTTTTTCCTTTAATTTAGAATTATCAAAAAATGGAGTATTATCAATATCATACTCTTTAAGTTCTTCTTCTAATTCTTTTATTTTAGCGAGAGCGTGGTCTCTATTTTCGTTATTTTTTTTACCTTCAGTAATAACTGCGGATTTTTCTTTTTCTTTTTGTTCATAAAAACGTTTCCGTAATATTTCTAATTTTGATTCAGGTAATTTATTTCCGCAATAAGAACATGTATCCTCTTCAAATTCTCTTTCTACAATAGCATTTTTTTTGCTAAGAAGTTCCTCTCTATGTCTTACACAATAATCAAATAGATCTTGATTATATTTTATAGTTGATTTAATAGAATCAACTTTTAATTGACGATCCTTATTCGATTTTTCTATTATTTTATTACTTTCTTCAATAGCGGATATTTGATTTTGTATTTCAATAATTTCTTTATTTTGTTCCTTATTGAAATTTTCCTCATCCTCTTGCAAAGATAGCTCTAATTTATTAATTTCAACTAATTGTTGATTGGCTTTTTTAATCAAAGGTTGTACAGACATGCTACTGTCTTGAATTCTCTTATCAATATCTTCAATCTCTTTTGAATTATCTTCAATCCGTTTCTTCGCTTCTTCAACCTGTGATAAATCGGGAAGATTTTTAGTTAACGTCTCTATTGTTAAAGGCAGTGATTTCAGAATCTGTTTCAAAGGATCAGATTTGGTCTTGACACGAGATTCTAGCTCCTCAATGGAATATCTTTTCAATTCCTCAAATAAGACATCGTAACAGCCTTCAAAATCACTTTCTTGAATATCACCACAAATTGTAGCAAAGAGTTCTCGCTGTTCTTTCCATTCAAGTGAGAAGATATAGAAAATATTAAGAATAACCTTTAAGGCATCTATCGGACAGAATAAATCTTCAATCCGTTTCTTAAATTCTCCGGCACTTAATGCTATATCGTCAATAAATACTTTATAATCATCGCTTATATTTTTAGTATATTCTGATTCTCCACGTTTTCTAGACCACGATTGAATTGCAATTCTAGAAAATTTATATTCATTCCCATCTATTTCAGTCACTATATGTACTTCAGCCGGGATAGCATTCTCATAAGTCAAAGGGAGCCTATTATCAAATAGCTGATAATTTGCCCTGCCTTTTATATCAAACCCTGTAAATACCCAATAAAACGCATTAAATAATGTACTTTTACCCGTTTTATTACGTCCATAAATGTCAGTTATATTTTTACCAAAAATAACTTCTGTCGACTGCCCACGCCAATTATTTAGCGTCATTTTTTTTAAAATTACTTTTTTCATTCTATTTTCCTGTATATGTAACAATATGATCTTGTGTCATGATACCATAACTTATTATTCTCAAATAACCATTTTTTATTAAATAATCAATAGCAAAAAGAGATTTATAAGAATCCATTATGATTAATTCTCCTTTTGTTAATACAGTGTTTTTTATACATTTGGTAAGTATTGGATTAATATAAGAATTGAAAGTCTCTTCCATGCTTTTTACATCTGAGAAACATTCCATCCTCATCGTTTCATAGTTATACTTCATCTTGTTTTTCTCCATTTATTACCCATATCCCTGAACAGATATTTTCTGTGTCTTTTCTGATAGAAGCAGTGTTTATGCCTTTATCAAAAGTAACATTTCCTTCGTCATTAATCCACCCTAGTATCTTCTCTGCTCTATCAAATAGGGCAGAAAGATACCTTTCATTGTTCGCCATTGTCATAACATCAAATCCTCCCATTGTTTGTGCAATTTGCAACGCTGTTAATTTCTCACTTACTGAAATCTTTTTTCTTCTTCTTTCTTTTTCCATAATCTCATTTTTTTAATAAATTATTAACAAAATCAATTATATCCATCCCAACCGAAAAGGTCATTAGGATGCAAACTATTTTCCCTAAATTAACGATTTCTTTAAAAATATCCAGATCAATAGCATTAGCTATTAAAACCAATCCAAAAAGGGTTACAGTCCTCATTTTATGTTATATCTAAAAAAAATAACATTAGTATTATCTTCTCGTTCATCCGCATCACATGTCCCAAACGTTTTGTAGACCGCCAATGCTGCTACAATCATCTGCAAAATAGCAATTAGAACAATTGTCTCCATCTGCTTCTACTACTTTTAATGTAATAAATGGAAATTTAATTTCAGTTCCTAATTTTATCTCTTTCATATTTTATTGTATTTTAATTCTAAATATAAATGCCATAATTCTTCTTCGCTGTAAGGAGTGTCTTTATTTAAAAGCCATCTCCATTCTTCATTGAATCCTCCAACATAATATCCTAATTTCATTTTTTCTATTTTAGACATTAGTTCATATGGTGAAAAACATGCTCTTAAAAGATTAAAGATATCTTCTCTATCTAATTTATAACATTTACCATTTCGATATCTTTCCCACATTGCACCTTCTTGCCATGCACCACATACATCAGGATGTATGTTCATATTAGAATATTTTGGAGTATTTTCTATAATGTCACAATCTATTGATTTCATTTCATTTTCCATTATTCCTCTTTTGTTTTAACAGCCAATTCCATGCCTAACGCAGCTAGAACTTTATTCAGTGACCGAGTGCTACAATCTCTACCTTCTTCTATTTTCATTATAACTCTAATATTTACTCCTGATAGCAAAGCTAAAGAAGCTCGTGTTAAGCATCGTTCTTTTCTAGCTTGTTTTATTTTATTGGCTATTTTATTCATTTTATTTCTCCTTTCCTTTAAAGTGTTCTATTAGCTCTTCAACGGTAGCCTTGTGGTAATACCCTGAAATGATTGTTGCGTGCATCCAATTTATATCCCAAAAGAATACGCTACCCTTAGATTCTGTAAAATAGTGATCGTTACCCACGATATCATCATAAGAAACGCTAAGCGGTGAATCTGCTACAAACCATTGATTTTTGTTTGTATCATCCCTCAATGCGGAAATAGCTAGGAACAAAGACTCGTTGGTTCCGCAGTCAATACGTCCGGCACAGTCGTAAGTACTGTGAGGATCTTTATTATCAAATTGTTCGGAGCGAATAGAGTGATAATGTCCTAAATTCGAAGTAGTAGATAAGCATTCTCCATCTTCGATAGATAATAAAGATTTATATCCCAACGCTTCCAACCTCTTACGAAGCTCCGGTGTGTTTTTGCGTATAAAACACGGTGTTGTAAATCCCATAGTTATTCGTTTTTAAGTTCTTTAATATATCCGTATTCAATGCACATACGCAACATATTATATGCCGCCTCAATCAAATCTGGGTAACTGCTTTGGAGTAAAGTTTCTAAATAACTACTCATGTCAGTAGATTCATATATAATAGACCATTTATATTCAGTATATACTGAATAATCAAACGCAAACATTTTTATTCTCAATTCAAATTCACCTATTCTTTTCGGTAATTTGTCGAGAATGTCTTGCAAGGTAAATGCTGGCACACAGACTTTCCTTTGTTCATCTTTTATTTGTTCCCAACGCCACATTTCCAACGTTGGTATTACATCTCCTTTTATACTAGCAGGGTATAATACCCAAGTTAAGGTTGCATTACTCGTATCTAATCCAAGTTCCTGCAAATGTTTCATTTGGTCTATTGATAATACTTGTTTTGATGTCATTGTTATTTCTCCATTTTAAGTTCTTTCAATATTTTCTTCGCCATGTCATAGTAATTCACCTGCCAACTAGTATAAACATCGTCTGTGTGTTCATCGTAATGGTTGGCGTATACGTATTCCTTCAAGTTTTCACGAAAGGATTCATCGTCTAAACCTTCATCATCACAATCATCGTACATTCTCAATTTATGAGCTACCTCATTACATTCTTGATGTGTAACAAAGTCATAGATAGTTCCATCATAGATAGTTGTCTGACGGACATATTTTTGTCCTATCGCTATCTTTTCACCACAAAACTCACACACATGTTCTTTTCTTGCTGTTGGATAAGTTTCTCTTAGTACTGTTAGCATAGTTATTCTCCTTTAAGTTGTCTAACCAATTCATCTGCATATTTAACAGCATGTTTACAATTCTCTGTACAATATGAATCTTCTCCGGAATAAGCTATCCAAATTAGTATTCCGGATAAAACCTCTTTAGCTATTTCATAGCGTCTCTGTTCCCAATCAATATTATCAGACCTTTCTTGAAGTATTTCAACCTCATCAAAACTTAATTCAATAGGACTACCGTAACTATCACACTTATCAAGTGTGACACGTGCGTAATCAGCAATATTGATAATTTCTCCAGTTGCTTTTACTCTTGCTTTCATATATTAATCTCCTTTCTATTAACGCTATGCTAATTAATCTTAGGCATATCATATATCATTTAAAGTGGTTAAAATAGTTTCCGGATACCGAACCAACGGATACCGGGATTAAATCAAGATAATTTGCGGATAACCTCACCGCCATATGAATTTTTAGTTAGTTCAATAAACTCATAGACGGTAAACTTATCATTATCTACATCTATACCTTTGTCTCTACAAAAAGATTCTCTTCCAGCCTTACAACTTCCGGTAAGTATATGATGCCATACAAATAATTCCTTAGCGGAATACTTTTTAGAAAAGTCAGAGAAATTCTCTTTGAACTTATCAATTCTTTCCTCTTCTGTACTATCATCATAAAGCTTTTCTTGCAAAGATTCAAATGCCTCGTGCAGAGTACTACCATGAGAAAACTGATTATTTCCTTTTACTATAAAACAAGGAGTAAGAGATAAGTCGGACTGGAAGATAAATCCTTTTGCGATGTTACCTTTTACATTTGTAATTATAGTAGGTATATTATCTACTATATAAATAGTATTCCCATTTACAGATTTTACGCCATAGCCATCGCCATAGCCATCGCCATAGCCATCGCCATCGCCATAGCCATCGCCATAGCCAGAGCCATAGCCATAGCCATAGCCATAGCCATAGCCAGTATTTAGAAACTGTTTTATTTTATCTTCCATCACCTTGCCCATACCGCTACACTTTCTATTGATTTAATAGCTTCCTTCGAGCACGGAATAATCTCAATTGCATCCAGAATCTCTATCTCTGGAACCGTTACTGTGAATTTACACTCACATGGATTCGTCGTACCATTAATTGCTAATTGAGATATACTAGCTGCACCATCCCAATACCATAGTCTACGACAATTTTCGAGCTTAACTTCTCTACCATTTCTTTCTACTAACTCTCCGAAAAACACACCGGAACGATCTCCTCTTACAATTACTTTCTTTTTCATGATTATATATTATTAAAGTGGTTAATCAAAATATACTCTACCCTTCGCCTAAGGTAAATTGCTTGAATAGGTCACAGTTTTCTATACAGCAAGCAACGTCCTCTCTATACATGTGACAGTTAAATTCGGTTACCGCATATTTACAGTGTGATCTGAAAAAATGAAGAAAGCATCTTTACATTGCTTTCCCTGCCACTCTGCACCAGCAAGAAAGTGCTTGACAAAATGTTCCATATAATCAGGAATCTATGAATCATGTAGCTCTTCTGGAATCCAGCGTTTTCGTTTGCATATTCTTTTGCAACTTCTTCTAATGTCTGTTTCATATCTTATTTGGTTTTACGATTTTCTCTTAGTTCTTCTTCGCTGACATTCTTGTTAGAAAGGTCGCTAAGATTAGAAATAGTAGTTATATTATCAGGTTTGCAATACAAACACATTTGAGTATATGGTGAATATACCCTTCCACACTTCGGACAAATCCAACCTTGCTGCCCGAATATTCCGTTATACGGATTGATTGCGCTTGATTCTTGTTCCATATTTTGATATTTTAGTTATTTCTTATGATTAAGCCGCTTAATAGCGTCCTTTTTAGAGTATGCCATAATCCTAGTTCCTTTTATAGTGAATTCTCTCAACTCTTTAGTTGTTGACTTAACTTTATAGTCAGGATTAAAAGACATTCCTTCTTTACGGTTTACAGAGTACGGATCGTATTTTTGTGCTACTGCGCACATTGCTGCTGTCGCTAGCAGCATTTGTTTCATTTTACTCATATCTGATTTGTTTTGAGAGTTATTTAATCCTTTGCAATCTATCAATCTCGGCAGCAATGAGTGCACCAGCTTTTGCTAACTCTTTTATACGACCATCAATGTATTCCTCCCCTAATAAATCATCTGCCATTGGTTTCCACCAATCTACGCTAAAAGGCCATATCATGCAATAAGCTGGATTACGTTGATAATTACGCCAGTAACCTCTGGTGGCATAACAAACTGCTGCATCAGACAATTCTCCACAACGATGTTCATCATCATGCTCCAGTGTCCACCCTTCAACTTCAATTTGTCTCTTGCGTTCTTCTGCGATAATTTCGATTCCACTTTTCATAATTTACTCCTTATTATTTTAACGTTTTACTTATATTCCTTTATATAGTCCCAATATTCTTTCAAATTATATATCTTGTACTTTAAGAACTTCATCTAATCTAGATAACGTCTTTTCATATTCTTCTTCAGACTCATATTTGAAATACTTTAAGCCTCTACCATATTTTATTTCAATGGTATATAAACCGCTTGCCATACCCTTGCTTCTTCCCTTGTATTCTACAATTTGAGAATCTTTTAATCTTTGATCTTGAATTCTAATCCACATATTCTTGATTGTTTTTTAATGTTAATATTACTTTTTAGTAAGACCTGTAAGTATTGTGTATGCTCCCCAACATATAAGAGCAATTAAAAATGGCATATCATCCTCCTTTCGTATTATTAGTTAATTGTGTACTGGATAACTCGCTATAATACCTTATTCCGTTTCCGTACTTCATTTCAATGCAGTATTTACCACTTGATACACTATTTCCGCGTCCTTTGTACTCTTTGATACTTGCGTCTTTCAATCGTTGATTCTGTATTCTTATCCACATCTTTTATATAATTACTTTTATTTTACATCAAACCACAAACTAAACAATTCATCTTTTGTGCAATCATACTCCCATACATGCTCAAATTCACTTTCTTCTGTTTGCAAATAAAGCGATATGCGAATATAATCCCAACTTATTCTGATGTTATCAATTTCTTTGCTTGTAACATCTTCATACTGACGGATTCTTTTTATAAATTCCGTTTTAGCTTTTTCTGTTTGCTCTAAAAACTTTTTGTATGTCATAGTTCTAAGATTTAAATGATTCTACTAACCACCAAATTAATAAACCATCTACCACCAATTTGAAAAGATTGGCAAGGAAGCTAACTTCTACTTCTTCTCCATTTAACCATGCTGCCAATGTTAATTTAATAGTTCTTAATACAATCAAAATTATTAAGGGTATCATAACTTTATTATTTACATTCAATAAAATAAACTTCTTTTTCATCAGGTCTGAAAATATGATCGCAGTGTCCTAAAAAGTATTTTGTCATAAGAGGACACATATCACTATCATAAAAAGAATATTTACTACAAGTAAAAGTATCTTCATCTTTATTTCCCATTACTTTCAATAGAAATTATTCCTTTGATATATTTTCTAATAATATCCTCTTTGCTTTCCATAACTCAAATATTTAATAATTCACTTTCTTTGATTCTTAACTCCAATGTTTTAGGATACTTCATCTTTGTGTCTATAAATTCAACGACATAAAGATTATTCCCTTTAACTCCAAACATATCTTGAATTACAAAACATGTCTTATATACATACCTTTCATCGGGGTATTTCGTCTTGAAATACTTAATAATTAATTCTTCCATTATGTTTCTTTTTCGTTTATAATTTCCCATCCTTCGTTAAAGCGTGCAGATATTAATGTGAGATATACACTAAATGAATTCAATATATAGCCTTCTTTATCAATAAATGCTCCGTTTACATATCGAAGGGATTTGGTTACTGTATTACGCAAACATTCATGCGTCACTTCTTTTCCGTTATCCATCGCTACTATTGCTTCATCTATATTCATTGCATTATCTTTTTTAAATTACGATACATTGCTGCTGCACGACTTGCATTATATTCTAGACCTGTTGATGTCTTGAATTTAAATTCATTCAATTCATCAGCTATTATCTGCCATGTTTCGCAAGATTTCGGTTCGGGATTATTCCTCATCCATTTTTGAATAAAAGTCCAAAAGTGGATGTTATTAGGATTCTTGCGTGCGTTTTCTTTCTTTTTATCCACAGAAACAATTCTCATCTTTTCCATTACTTCTACTCTATTAGCTCCTGTATTCTTTCCCCACAATTCATCCGTTCCGCCTACAGCCTCATTCCTAGCTTTTCTAGCAGCAATTCCCATTTTCGTTCTTTGCCTGTTGTTCTCTACTTCTATTTCTGCCGCTAAAGATAATGCAAATAATAATGCTTTTCCGCCTATTGATTTATTTTCTATAGTCGTTCCATCCTTGCATTGGATTAAAGTAATTTCTTTTTCTCCTGCATAACTTACTATAGAAAATAAATCATTCATGCTTCTTCCTAGACGGGAAAGCTCTGATATATAGATAGTAGAACCTTTCTCGCAAAGTTCTAATAGTTCATGTAGTTTTCTCTTTGTATGTTTAACCGTTCCTGATACTTTTTCCTGAATTGTATATAAATCGGTCGGTTCATTTATTCGTTCTAAATATTGATTTATACAATGCTGTTGCTGACAAAAATCCTGTTTATCTGTTGAGCAACGAATATATACTGCTTTCATACTAATACCCTTTCTTTATTGCTTGATTAACAGTCATGATGCGTGATATATTAGAATAGTATTCTTGCAAATTCATATTATCTCTATATCTTCTCATGTCCTTATAATTTTTAAAAGCTTTTGCAATTGAAGGTTCATTCGCAAAGTTATTGATTTCTACTAAAACATGAGTATATCCGCTATTTTTATAATCTGTTGCTTTCATAATCATTGTTTTTTATATTTATTAATCATTTAATATATCATACCGAGATATTCCTCGGTATGTTAATTTAATTGACTCATCACTTCTTTGCGATGATTAATTCTCTTTTGTTCAATGAGCGAATAATATACTTTATTATTCATCGCACTACAAACAAGCTCTAATTTATTAGATAATACTGTTCTTTTTCTATTACTTTTCATATGTCAATTTCCTTTTAAATAATGACATTTCCTATAAAATATAGACTCAATAAAACTGCAATAAGTGATATTAAACCTATTATCATGTTTCTCCATTCACTTGTTGTCATCGTTTCATATTATTTCGTTCACTACAATATTTACAATTCCCTTTATGAGTAATCGATGTTACAGATAAACCAATCCCATATGTTTTTGATTTAACTAAGATATACTCACAATTTTCAATTTCTATTACTTTATATTCTAGCACAGAATTGTTCGTTACGCTTGAACATGAGGATAAAAGAAGATATACGCAAAATAAAAATATATAATATGTTTTCATGTTATTCAATATATTTAAGCATTTCATTATTCCCTTTATAATACGATCTGTATCTATCCTTATATACATTCGCTATATGTTCGATATGGTCTCTAACGTCAGAAAAATTACTAAGACATAATACAAGAGTCTGTTCTGCTTCTCTTTGTGAATTCGCTATATAATCTAACCCTGTAATTTGCTTTCATAATTCTATTCCTTATTTTAATATTTGTTCTACTCCGATTATGTATCCAAAATAGTTAAAGCAGTTATTTAATTTCGGGTCACATGATTTATAAACTTCGTCTACTATTTTAGAGAAACAGGGGTACGAGTCATTCGGAAATTCCAGTGATACTTTAACGGTTTTAGTCTTATTTACTCCCAGTGCTTTGAATTTCACTTTTACTGTAACCGTTTTCATATATTAAGCCTCCCTTACTCCTATTAATTCAACACAGCTTGCTTTACAATGCTTACGAGCTATTTCGAATGCCTTATTGATAGTTGTTGCTCTATAACATTGAGCGCCTCTCTCACCTTCGGAATTTCTAAATTCGATGATGTAAATTTTTTCTGTTTTCATAATCTTATATTTTTAATTGTTACTACTTGTTTAACTTTGATCACTAAAGTTATTAATTAAATACACATATCAAGATGAAAATACGGAAGTTCTTTAGCTTTTTTACTCCGACCATCCATCGGAAAATACTCGACCTTAGCTCCAAGAAGTTTTGGAACGCTAGAAAGAAGGTATTGTTTCTCTAATTGCTGAATCCTTACATATGCCTCAGAATAAGGATTAATACCTTTCTCACCGTAATAGAATTGACCTAAAAACGGATGGTCGTTATGTTTAACGATGAAAGAATAAGGCAACTGGGCAAAAATAATGGTTCTTGTGTTTTTTGCCTTACAATATATTGTCCTGCCATCTTGGGTGGTTATTACAACTTTATACATGTTTCCTCCTATTTATAATTTCAATGTTTTCAAAATTTGTTTTACAACTTCCGAATATAGGATTACTTCGTATTGATTGAGCAATCCTCTCTCATAATTATTACTGCATTTAACAGTAACAGCAACATTATCATCTTCATCCAAACAACAAGCGAACAGATAAACATATTCCTTATCTGTTCGCTTAATCCTTCTGATTTGCTTTTCATCTAATAAAAGCAAAATTCGCTTGATTCTTTCGTTAATCATATTAAAAGAAAAAGTCTATATTTTTATTGTATTCTCCCTTAATATTATCCATCTGTGGAAATTCAATACCGTTATCGTAGAATCGGATGAACTTGCATAACCTTGCATAACGAAAGCAAAGCTCTTGTCCTAAACCATTGTTGATTGCATGTTTTGCAGCAGGGATACTAATATCTCCATTCACCACTAATCCTCTCAATGTGTTGCATTTTTGAATAGTTACTGCTAATCTCATTCTCATTTCTTTTTCTATTCTCTGAATTTGAAGAACTTTAATCCCGTTCATGGCTTTATGTTTTAATAGTTAATACCTGTTGAACCGTAAACTCCTCCTTCGTACCACCTGCTAAGTTTTCCGAAGTAGCCGTACTTTCTGTAATTCGGAGTGTCCTCTTTAAACTTATTCATAGCTTCCTTCTTGTTCGAAGCGTAGTAGCGGATTCCTGTATCTTTACCGTTACAATCTAGTACACGGTACGTGTTGTTCTGATTCTTTTTCATAATCTTATGTTTTAGTTATTAGTTATCAATTGCTATCCTCTGTATTTAACTGGCTTGGAACAGTCGATGGCTACATTATAGCAACTATCCTATATCACATTACTGTTATTCATGCTACTAAGTCAGTACGAACGCCTAGCTCGTATGCTTACTGCTCAAAGACGATTATTTGCGGTGACTTTTTTATAGGATAGTGTTTATATTATACCCGCCTAAACAGGCGATTCCAAGTACTCTATATCCCCTACTTTGTCGGTCTATTTCGGGTATTTATAGCAATATATTTATAGTCATATGTACTGTTTGACTCTACAGGATTTACATCTACTAAGGATGCTATTATGCATCAATTTCGCCACCTGCTCCAATACGATAAGAACGACTATTATGATATTAACCAATGTAGCTGATAAGCTGTATATAAGGAATAAAAGAGATGTGATTATTGTACCGTCATTTTACGATTATATCGTGTTTAAGCACGCACACAACAGCTAGCTAACCAAGGATAAGAGCTAATACCAATATTTCAATATTTTAACATTTTCAACATCTGTCTCTCTCTCTTGATGACGTTGCAAATATACGGCTTATATCCATAACTTGTACAAAAGCACATGATATATTAACGAACGTTTATAATAGAAAAACACATGCCTCATTAGATTAACATACATAACTACGATTTTACCGTAATTAACTGAAATATCGCAACATGATAACTACGTATTATATTATACATACAAAATAGCATATATCCAATGTATAGATGATATATATACGAATATAATGAGTATATATATCATATAGACATTGATATATGATATATAATTATATATATAACATACAGTGTATATACATGTGTCAGTATATAAAGAGTATATACCTAAATATTAATTCCTTATTTAATAAGGCAAATGCTAAAAACATTAACTTAATTATTGTTAATGGATTGTCGAGAAAAAGGACAAATAAACAAAGGAAAAAAAGAAGCAGATGAAGAGAGGAGGAGGAAGATTAATAGAAATATTGCGCTCGCTTTCGCTCTCACAAGCAAGCGTTATGTTTTAGCATAAAATGTACATTTAGCCATTAAAAATGGATCTAGCACAAAAAAATCGATCTCTCCAAAACACCAAACCATCGTATTAGACGCATTATAAGGCTGTATAAGGGCGCTAAATCTTAGATAAGATATATTAATCGTTTGAACGTTTAAAATCAAGCAGAAGGATTAATAATAGCTTCTCTGCTTATTTAAAAACCTTTTTTTATATCCTGCTAATCCCATGCCTACCCTGCTGCATACCCCACCCCGCTTTTTGCCATGCCGTCTAGAACCCCGCCTCCGCACAATTTTTTTTTATTTTTTTATTTTTTTTATTTGGATAATGAACTACTCGAAAAATTCGAGTAGTTCCTGTCGACTGGGAGTCTTCTGTTTCTTTTTCGAAGCGGTGATTTCCGTCTTCGCTTGTTTCTCGTATATATTTTCTGTTAAAATCGTGTTATTTTCTTGTTTTTCTATTTTATGTTCTTATATTTGCGCTCGGATATTCGTTTTTCGCTTACCCATTAAGCCAAATCACGGGTTTTATTATAAAATATGACCGTTCCCTTGCCTTTTGGGTATAAAGTTTAAAAATGGCGGATATGTATTTAATTTAAATTTATATTTTATGGAAGAGAAGAAAAAACTAAAAAATGAGTATGCTGTAGGAGAAAGTTTTTCCTGTGGTAAGATTGAATTGGAGTGTGTTGCAGGTGATAGCTGTTTGCACTGTTATTTTTGCGATTTTGAGTCTTGTGATGCGGTTAGACCTATTGTTGGTGAATGTGCTATGCTTCACCGCTCGGATGGAACTGGTGTTGTTTTTAAGGAAGTGGTAAGGAAAGAGGGTGCTGCTTCTGATACTAAAAAGGTAAATAATGTCATACCTGAAAGAAAAGTAGGCGAAGTTTTCTTATATCAAGGTGATTTATATCAGTGCTTAGAGGATAAGAAGTATAATATTTGCATAAATGATTGTGTCTTAAATGGTTCATTGCTCTGTGGATATATTGAGTTTTTGAAGGTTTTTGGATATTGTGGAATGAATAATAGAAGTGATCGTCAATCCGTTTATTTTGTAAAACTACCTAATCGCATTGTTCCTTTGTCTAATGATGCGAATATTGGTGATATTGTTGAGTATAAAGGTGATTTATATAGAATTGAAGAAAGCGAAAAATGTGAAGGATGCGAATTTTACAGTGGCGAATATGCTTCTAAACCATGTCCCCCTAATATCTGTCCTTGTTCTTCTCATGAGAGGAGTGATAACAAAGGCATTATTTTTGTGAAATATGATGAAAAATCCTCGGAATTAATCAGAAAACATTATGCCATATCATCAATTAATAAAAGTGGGCAAAAGAAGCAAAAGAAAACTTATTTTGAGATAGGTGAGGATTTTTCATATGGTCTTGTACGATTGAGGTGTGAGGAGGATAACGCACCACTATGTCAAGGATGCTATTTTGAAAATTGGGGGAAAGCATCCTGCCATGTTAATTGTGGAACAGTAGGGAACTGTAGTGGAAGATATAGACCGGATAAAAAATCTGTTATATTCAAAAAAGTAGAGGAATGAAAGAGCTAGAGATGCATTTCTCCGGTGAAGGAGAGGTAAGAGGCTATGATTTTGAGCAGATTGCGAAGTCTCCTTACGCTTATATTTATAAAAAGACGCATATAGAGAGTGGTACGGTGAGTTATGAGGTGTTCAGACGTAAGGAGAATACTCAGTTTGATTGCATAAGTTATCCGAAGAGCAAGAGTTTCGGTATTTGGGCATATGAATCAAATACTGAGGAACAGGCAATGATTCGTTTTAATGAATTTAATAAAAAGGGCATGAGTCTTTGTTGATTCGGATATTTTTTATACATTTGCATAAAGTTTATTTTTTTCATGAAGATAACAGTTAAATGAGTGAACAAAGGCATTTTGGTATATCCACTCCTACGTCTGATGATGACCATATCACCATCATGTTCAAATGAAGTAGAAGAAACTTTTGCGTGGGTTCTTCTACTTTTTCGTGTGCAAAAAAAATCGCAAAATATCTATTTTGTTTTTGTATAATCAAAAAAGTTCTTATTTTTGCGCCATTAGTTATTCAAAGAAGCGATTAGATGGAAAGACCGTTGTGATAGCGATTCTATTACATCACCTTACAACAACTTGTTTTATACCCCAAGTAGAGCAGTCACCGCCAAGACTGCTCTACTTTTTGTATATTGAATAATATTCTTATATTTGCATTGAAATTATCTGTTTATTTCATATATTTTTTGTTTTAAACGGGTGCTGTTGTGAAATAGTGCTCGTTTTTTGCTATATTTGTGGCGTAATGTGTAGAAAACATTGATATTTATGGGAGTCCAGTAGTTTAGTATGCACTGGATTCCTATTTTTTTTGTTAAAAAGAGAAATACCTATTGTATATTCGAAAGTATGTTTTATATTTGTGGTGCGTTTAGGCGATATTTCATACTGTGTTGTTTTGTCTATATATTGCTATTAAAATTTCAAACTGATTCTAAGGCGTTAGATGACATTTTTTAGTTTTTTTATTTGTGGCTTGTGTTTAGTTTTAGTAATTGGCTGGCTTAGACTCATACAAGGATTTGGTCATAATTACGGGAGAGGGTACTGCTAGTGATAGTAGTACTCTCTTTTTATGTGTATATGTTAAAGTATAGTTAATTACCACTTGTGTATTAGGAATACCGAATTTATTAATTACTTTTGTTCCATGTTTAACTAATAAATAAAAAGATATGAATAAAAATGAAGAGGCTTATGCTTATGCAGATCACAAGACTTTTTTCAGGATGAAAACCTTGAAAGAAATAGATGATGACGATTATGCTAAAAGATTTAATGATGCAAAGGAGGATTTTTTAGCAGGATATGCTTGTTGCTTTTCAGCCGCAGAAAGAGCATTTCAACTTTTTGTAGAAGGATATGCTCTACAATCCGGAGAAAAAAAACTTTATGAGAATTTAGATGAATATCTAAAAACATTTTCAGAAATAATAAATACATAAGCTATATATTAATATGACGGTACAAGAATTAATAGACATTTTATCTCAAATAGAAGATAAAAGTAAACCTGTGAGAATAGACATTTTTGACGATGAAGTGAAAGATGTAATAGAGTGTGAAGATTGTGTTGAACTTTATGATTACTAAAAAAGAAAACAATGAAAAAATACAGAATAAATATATATGGTTTGCTAGATCATATATTTGACGTACAGGTTAAAAAATGGTACGGATGGGTAACGATAAAGAGTTTTCATGCAGATATAAGCATGGATGGTATGATAATTGATAATATCCTGTATTGTAAAATACGAGCAAAAGAGCTTTTAGAGAAATTGGAGGAAGACTAACTATGGGATTTACAACATCTTGTTTTATAAGAAAGAATACACTGGAGCTTCGGAAGAGATTGGAAGCGTTGGGATATAAACCTTTATTATCTATCGAAGATGGAGAATGCTTATCTACCGCTTCAAATTTGGAGAATTATCACTCTATTCCTGCTACTCTGTTTGATGATAAAGATCCTTACAGGACTTACGACTGTGCCGGACGTATTGACTGTGGAACCAACGAGGATTTGTTTCTAGCTCTTGCCGCATTGAGGGATGATACTGATAAAGAACAGTTCTTTGTGACAGAAGTAAGGCTTGGAAGTATTAACTATCCTGATACTATAATAGAGAAGGGAGCACTCCTAAAATGCTGTATGGATAAATGGAAAATTCCTAAGAATAAGTTTGATTCTATGGGTATCCCCTCGCACAAGGCAACCGTAGAAGAGCTAATAGAACACTTTAAAGGAAAGGAATAGCAATGAGTGAAGAAGAAATGCGAAATACAATTAAGGATCAGTTAAAACAACTAAGCAAAGAACAGTTGATTGATGCTCTTACTGGTATTTGTATGGTAAATCCTGCGTTTAGAATGACAAATGCTTTAAGTAGTTTGCAATGTGCCAATATAAGAGATGCTATAGATGGAATACAACAAGTAAATGAGAGTTTTGATCCATTGCAACGAATATTAGAAAAGGAGGTGAATCATGGATAGTATACAGACACAAACCTTTTCTATCAAAGGGAATGACAATGCTATGGCATATATTGATTTTTGTGATGGAGATTTATGTGTTTCTGTTGTAGTAGAAGGTAAACAAGCAGATTTTCACTTTGAGCCTGTTACTTTGAAGATGTTTGCCTATGCTTATAAGTTGCATTGTGAAGAATTAAAGAAAGAGAAATAACTATGATAGTAGAACTTAATAAAGAAGATTTGTGCAACTTGCTCGGTGGTACTACACCACCTTTAAAACTACTTAATAAAATAAGTAGAATGGGGCTTGGATATTATACAGGTGGATTTGATGATAGATGGACGTGGAGACTTGATATTTCTTGTGAAGATTATACCGAACAGGAATTATGGAATTTATATAAGGAGATAACTAAAGATGATAAATAACTATGCCAACAATACTAAAAGTAACTTACCCAACAGCCCAAAAAGAACACATATGTGATTTCTGTGGTTGCAAGATACAGCCGGGACAAAAGTATGTTCGTCAGACAAATGTCTATGACAGGATCGTATATGACTTTGTTACACATCGAGAATGTGAGGAGGTAGCTCATAAATTGAGAATGTACGATGATTGTGATGATGAAGGTTTAGACGATGAATCCTTTCGTGAAAACTTGAAGGAATACGTATACGCCAACCATTACGATGAACACACAGATGATGTTTATACCAGTTGGCCATTGAATGGTTATGAGATAGCGAAGAAAGTATTGAAAGAACTTAAAAAGCAGAAATAATTATGGATGAAAAATTTGTAACATTGGATACTTTAAAGTCGCTGACAGAGAAAGGATTCAGTTGTTATCATTTCCCTACTCAGTCTGTTGCTCAAAAGTGGCTACGTGAAACCAAGAACCTACATATTTCCATCATTAGAAACGCTTGTGGTTATGGTTATGATATATGCAAGGCTGATAATGGAACTTTTATAGCTGCCGGTATATTCGACGGTCCTAACGATGGTGGTCAGTGGGATACTTACGAAGAAGCGTTAGAAGCTGGAATACAGAAAGCGTTAAAACTAATAAAGGTATGAAGAAAATAATGTTCAATGATAGATTTGGCTTAATTCAAGCTGTGTTAGAAGGTCGGAAGACTATGACGAGAAGAATAGTTACTTATCCTTTAAAGTTTAGAGGTGTAAACGTTGCAGGATATTTTGTATGTAAGAGACCTTCTGGTAAAGTCACTGAAATATGTATGTATGACGAAGATGAACGTATGATTGATGGCGGACAAATTCTCCCCAAATATAAAGTTGGCGAAGTAGTTGCCATTGCACAAAGCTACAAGGATTGTGGTAATATTCCCGATTACGAATTAGACGAAGATGGTTATCCTATAATGCCAAAGAAAAGCGGATTTTTTAACAAGATGTTTGTGAAAGCCGATCTGATGCCCCACCATATCGAAATCACCGACATCAAGGTTGAACGCCTACAGGACATTAGCGATGAAGATTGCATGAAAGAAGGAATTTATAGGCTTGATTCTGCAAATGGGAATGGCGGTATTGCCTATTCTTTCGTTGGTGCTTCCGATAAAAAACATATCGGACTATATAATACTCCTCGTGATGCTTTTTCCGCTTTGATAGACAAAGTTTCGGGCAAAGGGACATGGGAAAGCAATCCTTATGTATGGGTGTATGAATTTAAACTGTTTGATTAATAACAAGAAAGAAATGAGCAAATTTAAAGTAGGAGACATTGTTCCATATCGCAATACGAGAGGGAACATAAAGAAGGCTGAAATCACTTCCTTTGAAACTGTAGATAATGGAAAAGTCTGGTTCCATGGTATTGACACGGATACTAAAGCAAAAGTCTGGTATCCTGTACATATATCCGAAAAACTAACTGAACACCCAATAAAGATATGAGCAAAGAAAGATTACAAGAGATAGCAAAGGAATTGGCTAATAATGCCAATATGCCGTACTGCTGGGAAGATATCTATAATCGTTTGATTGGTGGTTATCCCCTTCCATTTAAAGTAGAAGTCAAATAGTGTAAAACCATTGAGAAATGAGCAAAAAAAAGAGAAAAGAAAAAGCAGACTATAAAAGCCTGCTTATATATAGAATAAGTATTTTCGCCAGAACCTCCTCGTTTTATGGTGAGGAGGGAAAGATGTTATTGCTAACAGTCTTTTTAGCGGAGAGTGCGGGGCTCGAACCCGCAATACCCGAAGGTAAAACGGTGTTTAAGACCGTCGTGTCTACCAATTCCACCAACTCTTGTCATAGCTTTAACCCTATCACAACAATTGATGTTGCAAATATAAGTATTTTAAATTAATAAACAATGGTAATAGCATGGTTTTCTTGCGGTGTAACATCCGCAGTCGCTTGTAAGATAGCATTGAGCTTGTATGAAGATGTACAACTCTACTACATCGAAACTGGTTCCGGTCATCCTGATAACACCCGATTTCTTTCCGATTGCGAAAGATGGTACAATCAATCTATCCACATTATCCGAAGCGACAAGTACACCTGTGTGTCTGATGTGTTGCGAAAGGGGTATATCAACGGCGCGCATGGCGCTGCCTGTACTCTTGAACTGAAAAAGAAAGTCCGCTACAAGTTGGAAAAGGAATTGCAGCACTGGGGCGGTCAAGTTTGGGGCTTTGATTATGACCCTAAAGAGATAAACCGGGCTATCCGATTAAAGCAACAATATCCAGACACAAAGCCGCTGTTTCCGCTTATTGAAAAGCAGATTACGAAGTCGGATGCAATGGGGATGCTTTGGAAAGCCGGTATTGACATACCTGCCATGTACAAGATGGGATACAATAACAATAACTGCATCGGTTGCGTTAAAGGCGGTATGGGATACTGGAACAAGATACGGAAGGATTTCCCAGATGTATTCAATGAGATAGCTCAGATTGAACGTGATGTAGGCGCAACGTGCCTAAAGGATAAAGACGGGCGCATCTTCCTTGATGAATTACCAACGTGGCGAGGTGACCCAGTGGAAGAGATTATACCGGACTGTTCTCTTATCTGCCAGATAGAGTTTCAAGAAATCATCGACCGACAGGTAGAACGAGTTTTGAAAGGAGAAATTAGTATTAACGATGTAGCCTAATTAGGCTCAAAACAAGATAAATATGAGTGAAATCGAAATTCTAAAAGACCAGATAGAGAGTTTACAAGCTGCTCTTGTTGCAAAGGAAGAAACTCACAAAATAGAGATTTGTAAGTTAATAGAAATAGATTTGAATGATACCGTTAGTGTAGAGCTCACAGAATGGGGAGCCACATATCTTAATGCGATGAATACATTTAAGGAAATGACTACCCCGCAGGAATGTCATTATAAAACTGACTATAAAGCAGGTGATGTTTATAAAAAACAATTTTGGCAGTTGATATTAGAGTTCAAAGATGGGATTAAGTTTGATAAAGAGAAGGCTTTTAATAAGTTGGCAAAAGTAATTAACTAATGATTAAAAATGAAGTAATTATGAAAGAAGATTTCTTGAAAGTAGTATATCAACTACTCAAACGTCAATTTGACGGTATCAACAAAAGTAGTTGGATATGGATTGATTTATTTAGTGATGAAGAATCTGGTTTTGCCTACTTCAAAGAGCAAATTGAGAATGATGAAGATTTTGCCTGTCTTAAAGATGATACCTATTATTTAGGTGAAGAATTAGGCGAGCTTGCTTATGATATATCCTCTGAAGTTGCTTCAAAATTGCGAGGAAACGATTTTTTGCATCTGTGTGAACAATGTATGTTAGAACGATAAATAAAAAAAGTAATGAAAGTACTTAGTTTATTTGACGGCATGAGTTGTGGGCAAATAGCCTTAAAACAGCTTGGTATTATCCCGGAAGTTTACTACGCATCCGAGGTAGACAAGCATGCCATCAAGCAGACACAACTGAACTTCCCGAACACAATTCAGCTCGGAGATGTCAACCGGGTAGATGTATCTCAGTTGGAGCCTATTGACTTGTTGATAGGTGGCAGCCCTTGTCAGTCATTCTCTTTTGCCGGAAAACGTGTCGGGATGTCCACTGCCGACAAAGAGGAGATATACACCCTAAATCGCTACCTGGAATTAAAAGAGGAAGGCATTCAATTTGAAGGCGAGTCATATTTGTTTTGGGAGTATATGCGTATCCTAACGGATATTCGCCAATACAATCCGAATGTGTTATTCCTTCTTGAAAACGTAGAAATGGGTAAGAAATGGGAACGGGTACTGAGTGAAGCGATTGGCGTGTATGGTGTGCATATCAATTCTGCCTTGGTATCAGCACAGAATCGAAAACGCATTTATTGGACGAATATCCGGACGAAGAGAAACGGACTGTTCGGTGAGCTGCATTCAGACATACCGCAGCCTGTGGATAAGGGAGTCTTGTTAAAAGATATACTTGAAAATGACGTGGATGATAAGTTTTATCTAAGTGATAAGATGGTGTCTTGTCTTGCATCAAGAAAGAAAACGGAAACTTTCACCCCCTATAAGTTTGAACCATTTGAATTTCCATTCGCAGTGAAATGTAGGACAATTAATCAACGTGTCCATAAAATGGGGGATAATGACAATTATGTGAGGATTTTAAGGGACGGCATGATTGCAAGAATACGTCGTCTGACTCCTACCGAATGTGCCCGATTGCAAACGATCCCCGATTGGTATAAATGGGAATGCTCCGACACACAACAATACCGGATGCTTGGTAACGGTTGGACAGTAGATGTAATTGTACACATCCTGTCTTTTATAAAAGAAAAATTTAATATTAACGTGTCCTGAAAAGGCTCAATACTAAGTAAGAAAGATATGATTAAAATAGAAGAAATAAGAGAGTTTGTGTCCCATACTGTTGAGACGAGCGAAAATGTTTATACAAGACATTCATCCCAATGCTGGACTATTGTAATGGGTGAAAGTGAAGAACCTGTATATGATTGCGAGGAATTAGAAAAAGCTTATCAGGAATTTATATCGAATAAAAATAGAAATGAATATATCTAAGTTACTGAAAGATGCGGATGATGCCTACATAAACTATCGGCATAAATGTGAAGCTCTTGCAAAAGAGGCGCAAAAGTTCATTGATTGGGATGATAGAGTAAGTTGTGAACATTTACCCGCAGATGGTTTATGTATCTTGGCAACTATCCCTGATGATGGCGGTATATGTGGAATGCCCGAGTGTGTTTGTCCGGCAGAAATATTCTTTTCCTCTGTGAAATCAAAGGATGCAATTACCCCACAAGAGTTTAAAGCAATTAGTATTTAACGTATAACAAGATCAGAGATGAATAAAATTAAGAATCGTAGGCTTGCTCTACGAGCCTATAAAATCAGAGTAAAGCAATACCCTTACAATAAGCCGTTGATTGATAGAAACAATCTCGCTTTTGTCCGTAAGGAAAATGATGGAAACCGATGCGATTGTTTCGGGCATTGACGTAATTATTGGAATACAAGACCATTTTAATTGAGAATAAAAATGAAAATAGAGAAAGTAGATATAACAAAATTAAAAACAGTTCGTCATTATGCTGAACTAAAAGGAGTTGTCAGGGAAACAGTAACATCATGGATTAAGAATAAAAAAATCCCATATGTTAAAATTGATGGAGTATATTTTATAATTATGGAGGATAAAAAATGAAAAGAGAAAACTTAAGGAAAGCATGCGATCTTGATAAAAAAATTGATACCATAGAAAAATTAATCAATATTAAAGTATTAAATGAAGGTACTGATGAATGATGTAGCACATTGCACTGGAGAGAATTGTCCAATCAGAGATATATGCATGAGATATCAGGTATATATTAAATATAGTAACGAATTAACCACAGAAATTGGTATGTTTGTAGAACCGGGATACATTGGATATTATTGTAATAATTTTATATTTAAAAACGATGAATAAAATTGTAATAAAAACTCGTATTGATAGTGATTTTATAAAAAGCTTTATTCTTTTATCAGGAGGTGATAAAGAAATGGTAAATATTATCGATTCATTTAATGGCGAAATGGAAATAGACATAGATGAATTGGGTAATAAGATTAAAGGTATAATGGAATTAAAAGTGGCATTATCTGCGATTGTTATATATAAACTGGCTGAAAAAAGAGGCAAAAGAAAATGAAACTAAAATTTAATAGGAAACAATTATTAGAAGCTATCGAAATTGGCGGTAGCTTCTCCGGTAACAAAAAAATACTTCCAATATTAGAGGACATAAGAGTTCAAATTAAGGAGAATAAGGCATGGATCTTATCATATGATAATCAGAATGCTATAAAAACGGTATGTCCTGTTGAGGCAGATGTTGAAAATGGTATTTTTTGCATTAACAAGAATAATCTTGTAAGTTACATATCTCTTCTATCAGATGAATATATTTCTATTGAAATAATAGAGAAATTAAGTTCAGTAGAAGGAGAAAAAATAATTTCATCTACTATATCCACAGATACTGGATCTGTAGTTTTTCCATGTGATGATCCAAATATGTATCCGAAATTAAATAGCGATAAAGGGTCTGATGCTTTTGATATTCAAGCTGATTTACTTTCATATTGGATAAATAATAGCAACCAGTATCTTGGTGATTTAGAGGATATGAAACTTTCTATGGGATGTCTAAATATTGATATCATAGAAGGGAGAGTCAATGTATTTGCATCAGATGGATTTAAAATGTATCATGATTCTATGCAATTGGAAAATAACAATATCACAACTCAGTTTGGTATTCCAAAGAATTCTTTTGGTGGTATTGTAAAAGCCTTAAAAAAAGAAGATAAGGTCACTATTAAAAATGGAGAAAATAATATTATTATTATTTGTGACAATACAATGATAATGGTCAGAAAATTGGAATATAAAATGCCCAATTTCCATTCATTGCTCAAATATCCGATCTTGTTTAAAATTACAGTTAATAAAAAGCAAATATTGAATTGTCTTCAAAAGGCTGCTAATATTCAAGACTCTAAATACAAAGGAATTGTTAATTTTGCCTTTAGTGAAAAAGGTCTTAATATTTCTTCTGAGAATTGGGAAGGAAACATAAAAATGAAAGATTTTATAGAGGCTGATGGAGGATCTAATATTTCTATAAACTTTACGATATCATATATAATTCCTACAATAAATGGCATTAATTCTGAGAATGTTATATTAGCTGTTACTGGAGAAAGACAGCCTATATTCATTGAAAATCCGGATGAAGATACGGAAATTGCGCTGAATAGTCCTTTTATAGCTTAAATTATGTTATCTATAAGGGTTTATCCAAAATAATATCTATATTTGTAGAGTGGGATAGGTTTTGCAGTTTGCCTTTCCCACTATTTAAAAATAAGCGGATAGTTCGGAGTCATGACCGAATGATAAGAGGATTGTTCCATTAACTCTTCCGCTTGTTTATTATTAACCAATGGAACATCAATTCAATTATATGGAACATCAATTCAATGTACAATTAGCAAAAGAATATGGAATAGAAGAAGCCATACTTATCCATAATATGTTTTTTTGGATAAATAAAAATGCTGTTAATAACAAACATCTCTACGATGGACATTATTGGACTTATAATACCCAAAAAGCATTATCTGATTTATTTCCATATATTCATGAGACTAAAATACAGAGAAGTTTAAAATTTCTTTGTGAATGTGACTTTTTAATTAAAGGAAATTTTAATAAAAATAAACTTGACAGAACGTGTTGGTATGCATTTAGTGATAAAGCGATTTCGATTCTTCAAAATGAAGGTTACGATATTAGCAAAATGAAGAATGCAAATTATCAAAATGAAGCGACAATACCATATAGTAAACATACAGATAGTAATACATATAAAAAAGAAGATACTAACGTATCTAAGAAAGTGCTTTTTTATCCGACAGAAGAAGAGAAATCAGTATTTGAAGAATTTCGAAAAAAATATCCCGGTGCTAAAAGAGGTCTGAAAACAGAATTGGATTTATTAGTAAAGAAGCATAAGGATTGGCATGATGTTATTCCAATACTAAACAAAGCAATAGATGCTGAAAATAGAAAAAGGAAAGAAGCAAAGGATGCTGATTCTTTTTATCCTAATCCTAAGAATCTTCAAACATATATAAATAATCGCTCATGGGAATTATTTACTGATGAACCTGACTATGATGAAAATGAATATCATCCTAACACCAATGGCTCAGATGTTCGATGGAATGAGCCATCACAAAGATATATATGCTTTTATCCGTGGGCTTTTGATAATCTTTGTGATGGATATACAAAAGATACTCGACCGGATAATGCAACAGTATTTTGTCAGGGACGGAAATATGTATGGAATAAGGAACAACAAAAATGGGATCATGATTAATGGACGTTAATGAGATAAAAAGGACTCTTTCTGTATTTAGGGATTCTGATACAGATTTATTTGAGATTAGATTATTCAATCCTCTCAACAAATATGATATTTATTCCGGCATATTTAGAGATGCAGATAAGGCAATAGAAAATATATTGCGTTTTGATGATAAATACAATATTTACTTTATCTTTAATCAACTAAAAGATGCTATGGATGGCTACCCTCAATATAACAAAATGATTAAGGGTTGTGAAGCTATAAAAGATAATGATATCAAATATAGGAATTGGGTATTAGTAGACTTAGATCCAGTACGAGAAGGAGGTGTAAAGGAAATAGCTACGACTGATGAAGAATTAGAAAGAGCAAGGCAGATGGCTTTGTCTGTTAGGAGATTTTTGAGAGAAAGAGGATTCTTTTCTCCTATAGTGTCTATGTCAGGAAATGGTTATCATCTAATGTTTAAAGTTGATAAATTAGAAAATACTCCTGAAAACACATTGATATTATCTAATTTCCTTAAATATTTGGGAAGTAAATTCACTGATGAATATGTAGATGTAGACTTGAAAGTCTTTAATCCGGCAAGAGTTACAAAATTGTATGGTACATATTCAAGAAAAGGAGGAAATACACCCAAAAGACCGCATAGGTTAAGCAAAATACTTGTTGTACCTGAATGTATACAGTCTAATGATATATCATTATTTAAGAATTTAGCAGATATGTTACCTAAGACTGAACCTATAAATAGGTATAATTTAGGGAATAGGGAGCAATTTGATATAGATAATTTTATATCCAATTATGGTATAAAAGTTCATAAGGATATAACAATGGGCGATGGAACAAGAAAAATAGTCCTGTCTGAATGTCCATTTGATCCATCTCACAAAGCTCCTGATTCAGCTATTTTTGTATCTAAAGATGGTATAGGATTTACATGTTTTCATAATTCATGTAGTCAGTACACATGGCGAGATTTAAGATTGAAATTTGAACCTAATGCTTACGACATTAAATCGCAAGCACATAATACTGCTATCCCATATCAAAGAAATCAATATACGTCTAAAAAGGAACAGAAGGTAAAAGAAGAGACTCCTGAATTAGGTAAAAAATGGTTTAGAATGAAGGATATACCTAAAATAGATTTGAATAATATCATCAGTCTAAAAACAGGGTTTCACTCTTTAGATAGGGCTATTGTAGGACTAAATTTAGGTGAGGTTTCCCTGCTTTCAGGTACTAATTCAAGTGGTAAATCATCATGGTTGAATACATTGATATTGAATGTTGTGAACAATGGTCATAAAGCAGCATTATGGAGTGGAGAACTTGTACCGGGAGTATTAAAAACATGGCTTGAAATGGTTGCAGCCGGAAGGGAGAATTTATTAGAATCAAGAAAGAATATTGGGAAATTTTATATAAATCCATCTGTCATAGATAAGATAGATAATTGGCTTGATGATAAGTTTTTCCTTTATAACAATGAATATGGAAGCAAATGGGCGCAACTATTTAATGATATGAAGGAAATGGTTGACAATGGTGTAGAGTTGCTTATTTTGGATAATCTTTTTACTCTAGATATTGATCTGTTTGAAGGAGATAAGAATAACAAACAGAAAGAGCTTATTTTGCAGATATGCGAATTTTCTAAGAAGAACAATATACATCTGATATTAGTATGTCATCCACGAAAACAGGTAGACTTCTTAAGAAAGGATTCTATTAGCGGTACGGCTGATTTAACTAATGCTGCATCTAATGTATTTATCATTCATCGTGTTAACAAGGATTTTGAAAAAAGAGGGGGAGAGTTTTTTGGAAAAGAAGCGATAACAGCAATGATGGACTATGGCAATGTATTAGAAGTAGCTAAAAACAGAATGTATGGCATTGTCGATTATATGTGTGGAATGTATTATGATATTCCTAGCAGACGTTTTATGAATGAAGAAAATGAGAATATCCATTATGGTTGGGAAAATCCTTCTCCGGCTATTCCTATTTTCAAAGAAAATAATGATCATATATATAATGGCTATCAACGAGAATATTCAAGCGATAATTTACCATTCTCGGAACCAACGGATGAATTACCATTTTAAAAGAATAACATTATGAATAAAAAAGCAAAAAAGTATATCGAGGATAATACTTTAGATTTGAACAAAAATGAGAGAATGGATACAACGGGATATGTTTCTTTAGCGGTGTCTATTGGTAAAGCATATGGAGCATTAGCTATAGTAGAAGATGATCTTATAGCAAAGGTAGCAGATGCATGGGATTATATGTCAGAAATGACTAGATTTGATATACCGACTGATGTTATGATTAAGGCAAAAGATATATTTATTTCTAAATTGTTAGAAGGTGAAAAGATTTAAATATCTAGTAAAAGAATATTATCTAAATAGTTTCCCTTCTTCTTATGAATTAACCAGTTATGGGAAAGATGGTTGGGAATTAATAGAGACAGTAAAGGGAGAAAGAAAAGTAGCTTTTATTTTTAAAAAAGAATACAATGAATAAGAAAATTTATGACGAAGATAAAGTAATAGAGATGTTATATAATAAAACACAAAAAGAGGTAGGAGAAATATTCGGTATTTCTCAAACTACTGTTGGGGAAATAGCTAAAAGAAATGGAATAAAATTGTTAAAATCAAGAATTAACATGTCTAAATTAAATTTAGATATATCTTATTTTGAAGAAATAGATTGCCCTAAAAAAGCATATTGGTTAGGTTATATTTGCTCTGACGGATGCATTAATCACAATTTAGATAAAGTTACATTAATATCTAAAGATAAAGAGATTATAAATAAATTTAAAGAAGATATAGGCTCTGAACATAAGATAAGTATCCGTAATATATATGACAAGAGAACAGGGAAAACTTATCATTCATATTCCATACAGATTACAAATAGAATATTTGTATCTAATATATTGAAACATGGATTAAACGATTATAAACCTTTAAACACTAAGCTTCCTAATATTAATAAAGATTTAATTTCTTATTTTATAGCAGGAATGTTTGATGCTGATGGTAGCTTATCTATTAATAAAAAAGGAAATGTCAGAGCAAGCTTAATAGGTACTATTGAAATGCTAGAACAAATAGATAAATATCTTTTAGATAATTATGAAATAATCCCTATAAAAAAACAAAGAGTAACACATAATCAAAATACATGGAAATCTCATTGGTATAAATATTCAAAGACTTTTTTATCTTTCATATATAGTGGCAATAGCGATATTTATATGAGCAGAAAGTATAATAAATTTAAAAAAATATGAAAAAGTGTATATTTTTGGATTTCGACGGCGTCATAACCACATTAAAAAGTAATTGGGCGATTGATAATGAAAAGGTCGAACTAGTTAAACAGATTTGTGATGCAACCGGAGCTAAAATTGTGATTTCTTCTTCTTGGAGAAGATATACTTTGGAGCAGACATTAGAAAAAATCACAAATCAAGAAAAAGTTTACGGACATAATCCTTTCCCGTATCCCGAATATATTGTAGGCATTACTTCAAGAATGTATGGTTTCAAATATGGAGAAAGAGAAACACATTATGCTGCATGTCGTGGTTTAGAAATCAATCAATGGTTAAAAGAACATGAAGATGTGACCAATTATGTAATCCTTGATGATGATTCTGATATGTTGCTTTGTCAACGAAGGTATTTCATTAAAACTCATACTTTACGTGGAATATCCAAACGTGACGTAATAAAGGCAATCAAAATTTTGTCTAGTTGATTAATTTATTTATTTTTGTGCATTAATCATTTTCAAGATGACTGATTTAAAACAATTTAGAGAAAATTCAATAAAAAGAAGTCTTTGTGAAGGTTATACTGATAAATGGTCAGAACATAAAACCAAACGAGAACTTTTCGAACTTGCTTGCGACTCAAATGCCGTTTCATATATGGCGCAGTCTATTAGTGAGGGTTGGGGACTTTCTCCACAATACATATCAGAGAAATTTAAGCCATTTATAAATGGGAAATATATCTGTGAATATAAGAATGCTAAGGGTAATGGATATTCTAGTGCTATGGTTTGTGAATTTAACGAAAATGCATTTGATGTATCGACTACCTTGCTATGTGTTATAGATTCAAATACAACTCTTAAAATAGCAGATTATCTTATATGTAAAATTTATATTGTTGGGAAATCTCAAATTAATATTGAATTAGGACAAAATTCCCGGTGTTATTTATATCTATATGGTGGAGATCCATTGATTACTGGTGATGTAATCAATACAAGTGTTATAATTGAAAGATATATGGGAAAGGAGGAGTCAAATGGCTAATTTTTATATGAAAAAAGTTGGTGAGGATACCGAATATAATATAGAAAATCATTGGAACGGACTTCTATATAAACAATTTAAAGGTCTTTCAGATTACGGGAAAATAAAATCCGTATATACTGAAAGTTTTGCTGAAACAGATAAATTGAATTATTATCAAGCAAGCAAGCCAATTAGAGAAAATACTGATCTTGAATTAACACTAGTTTTCAAAGGAGACAATCGTAGAGCAACTTACGATAATTTCGTAGAATACATTAGTTCCGGGGAAATCATTTATCATGATGATGTGCGTAACAAATATGTTAACTTTATACTCATTGAAGCGATTACTCCTTCTGAGGATCAACTTTATGGTGATATTAAATATATTATTGCTACATTTAAATTAAAAAATATTAATGGTCAAACAAGAAATACACTTTAAAAATGAAAACATTAAAGCAGATTAACGAGCATTTGTTATCAAATGCTTATGATGAAGCAACTAAGTTAAAAATACCTTTTTATTTATATAATAAAGGGATAAAAGAGGGTAAGATTATCTTTCAAAGTCCAAAGACTTTTGATGATTTTCAAAAATGGTTCGAATATAATGATGCAGAAAAGTTTAAAGCTCCATTAGCAGATATGTCCAAAGACGATTCAAGATCAATAGATGAAGATATTGATAATTTCAAACATACTAAAAGTAAATTTAACTCAAAAGATAGACAAGAACTTGAGCTATTAAAAAATAAATTTGCTCATACTTTGGCTGAAAAGGCTAATAATCTAATTCAAGTAATATTTCATGGTACACGAACTGATATAGATCAATGTATGAGAGAATGTAATATATATGTTGATATGATTGATATCATTGATACTATGTTAGATGAATAAATATTTGCCATATATAGTAATTGGTATCCTTGTTTTATCATGGATAGTAACCTTCTTTCTAGATCAGTCGAAACCCTCAATGAAAACTATCTATAAAACGGATACCATTACTATTTATAAAACAGATACAATAACAATTGAATCTCCTAAATATAAATATAAAAAAATAATTGATACGTTATATGTTTATATTAAGGATTCCAATAAAGTATCTCTGCCGATTGAAGAAAAATATTACAAAGAGGAAGGGCGATATGAGGCATGGATACGTGGTGTAAATCCTTCATTAGAAAAGATAAACGTCTTTAATAAGACAATTGAAAAAAAGGTAACGAATACCGAAATAAGAACTATTTATAAAAAATCGTGGAATGGCTATTTAAACGCTCAAATTTCGAACTATGATTCTAAAGTGATACCTAGTATTAACTTGACCATTAATTCGCCAAAATCACTTTCGTTTGGAGCAGGCATCGGAATATATCAGAATAAGCCATTATATAATTTTCAAGTTGGATATAAATTATTTGGAAAATGAGAAATGTAACAGAAGAATCTCTATTTGAGATGTTGACAACGGCAAAATTGCCGCAATTACCGGAAATTAATAATCCGGATAAAACATGGGTTAAAGCCATAGTAAAGATACTGCGTAAAACAGGAAAAATCGACTATGCCATAGCTGAACATGATTTGTTTTCATACGATGAAGTCCGAGTTTTAAAAGAAATCGGAGGAGTAGGAGTATATCATGAATTACTCGGAATATATCCATATGTATACCTTACTGAAAAATACATTCCGGAAGTAAAGAATAAAAAGGACATGATTGATTTTATTCTTAGCCGAAATCCGGATATGAATGAGGCAGAAGTTAATGCCATGAAAAAAGAAGAAGTCAAGAAATATTTCCTTAAATGCTGTATTAAAGAACAGATTACCCGTATGAATACATGGCGTACAATGAATGCATATCAGCTAGGTCAGTTTGAACCGGAAATATCTAAAACCTCTGAAGTTATTTCTTCTAAAGAAAAAAATGATGAAGAAGAAAAAGAAGGAGTAGTAGAAGAAAATAAATCAGAAATAGAAAATGAAACAGAAGGAGACAACAAATCGGGAAAACCTGCAGAAGACTTTTAAATCAAAAATTCAAAAGTTAAAGGTGCTTTGTAATGATGCTCATCATGCAGAGAAATTAATTAATGATATAATTTCCATTAAAGGTCAATTAGACATTAAGCCTACTTTAGTATATCTTCAAATAGATGATATAGTAAAAGAGTATGATTTTGGGCATTTTAAGTTGATCTTAATGAAAAATTGTATTGTTGTAAAGGTTGCCGGATTTGAAATGGTAGTTTATCCGATGCAACAGACATTATATGGGCAACTGAAATTTATCATAAATACTCATGAAAATAATAGTGAATTATCCGATGAAGAAAAGGATACTTTTTCTGTTTTTTTTAATGCAACAATGAGTATTATTATGACTCCATTAATATGCTTTTGCGATGACAAATTTTGGTTAGATATCGCTACTTATATTGCTCAAAAACAAAATGATTTTTTTATTGAAAAATTAGAAACACCATTACAGGATGAAACTCCTGAAGAAGATACAGAATTTAACAATGTTGTTTCAGCTATTGAAGATTTCAAAAAAGAAGCTATAAAGGAAGAAAATGGGAAACAAGAAGGAACAGAAAATATGGAGTGAAAGCTCTGTAACTCCATTTCCGGGTGGATGGATATATCCTGATCATCCGAATGCAAATGTTGAATATATAGAATCTTTAAACTACCAAGAAGGAGGCACACATTATAAAAAATATGCAATCCAACCAATAGAGTACATTCATGCTAATAAACTTGATTTTTTTCAAGGAAGTGTGGTTAAGTATATTACGAGGTTCAGAGATAAAAATGGACTTGAAGACTTGAAGAAAGCAAAACATTTTATAGATTTATTAATTAATTTGGAATATAACAATGACCAAAGCGGTTCGGATAAAGACAACCACGAAGGTAGTCAAGAAAAACAAATCTTCGGCTGCAATAAAACCGAAGCTAAGAAGTAAGGCTCCGGGATTATTAACCGAAAAGGTTGTACTAGTAGTAAATAAAAAGAAGTAATGAATAGAATTATAGTTCGATTTACGATTTTCTTTATTGCTATATACATGATTGTAGTGTATATAAATGCATGGAATGGTGTATTAATCAACGCTGACTGGTACGTCATTTTATTGGATTATTGTCTATTTCTACTTGCATCGGAAGATAAGAAATTCCATTGTAAGTTTGCAAGAGCTATTCCAGTTAATATGGTATTTACTGACTCTATAGCTTGCATTGACAATGCATATGATATTATTCCTAATACGGAAATTTATCTTTGGTTAGTAACATCTACATGGATAGTTTCTATAATAATTACAGTAATACTCGGTATTGCTCATTTTAGAAAAGTTCGTAAACTTAAAAAAGAGAAAAAGAATTATGAGTACAAGTTCAAATAAGATTGCAAAGATTAAGGCTGAGGCATATGATTTAGTCAAAGATGAGATCGGAAAGCTATCCGGTATTAAGAAGTTTCTATTTGAAACTCTTTTCTCTAGACTCTTTGACATATTTACGGAGGATTGCAGTGATAACGATTTAGCACAAGCAATTAATAGTATTGAAAAAGTAAACAGCGAATATGTACGAGAAGATGATTTTCTTAACTACGATTCTGCCATGCGAATACTTCATTATTCTTCTAATAGAGTTGGCTTCAGTAATCTCATGAAGAAAAAGGGTATTAAACAGCATAAGTTCCGCAATCAGAAGATCGGTTTTAAAAAGTCCGAGATTCTAGCTTTGAAAGCAGAACTAGACGCTGAGAGGGAGGCTAAGAAGAAAAATAAAGTAGTGCCCAAAAAGACGAAACCGGAAAAACCATATATTGGAAGAATCAATAAATTGGACTAAATAAGAAAGGGAGCAATTAAGCTCCCTTTTCTGTTAATAACGTTTTATTTCAAAATAAAAATCTCCATCATAATAAGTACTATTGTCAACTTTTATATAAAAATAAATTTTCTTTGTAGAGTTATCCCAATTTGCTGAAACATAAATTTGTCTATATGAAGGCCTAATCCTCGGTGTTGTTAATATATAACAACTAGTATCATTTACTTGATCTTGATCCCAATCGCTTGGAATTGTTAATGTTACCATTCCTGTAGATGATTTAGATAATGAAGGTATATTATTATCATAAGATGAAAAATGAGCAAAACGATAATAACTTCCTTCAGTCTGAATTAATCCACAACTTATAATGCTTGGCATCATACCCCAAAAGCCATTTCTTTTAGTCATTATTCCATATCTGCTAAATCCTAATCCAAATAGCGAATTTTCTGCATTAAAACGTATTGTGGGTAGTCCGCCTTGTTCTCCATTATAAACAGCAAATTTATTATTCCCTGAAGTACCTAAAATCAATCCATTTGCAAAGTAATTTGAAATGTATTTATTTGCAGTAACTATAGGAGTTAAACTATTCATAGAGAAAGACACACTACTTTGATATCCTACCATAAATCTAAGATCAAATGAGATAACATTATATCCTATTTCTGTCAATATTACATCTCTAGTAATATTATAAGAAGGATTACTACCACTTCCATATGTCTCTCCATATATTTTTTTTGTACTAATAAGATTTTTCAAACTTGAATCTGAATATGTTTTAACATTAAGGTTAAACCATATATATTCATCAGCATACATATGACTAACTGAGATATTAAAATTGCATGTCATATTAATTGCTGCTGTAGTTTGAAATGGTTTGGATATTACTATTGTTCCATAATTTATAGAAGAAGAACTTTCTGCTGAGAATGGTAGAGTTGTAATAGTTATTGTTGGAATAGAAGAAGAAAAAAAATCTTCCGGATTTTCTTGTGTTTTACCATCATATATAGCAACAGCATTTCCTTCCGCATTAAAAAAAGTCATTGATGCATCAGATGGACTTATAACTATTCTTTGCCCATCTTCATTACCAATGATATTCTCTCCGTTTTCAGTTACTCTCCATACATTATTATTATCTATTCGAAGGAATATACTGCCTGAGAAAGAAGGAGCACCATCTGCTGTCCACGAAAATTTACCTCTAGCAAAAAAACCACTACCATCAGGATTAATCTGATATACTGTTTCTCCGGCTTCATCTACACCCATAAGTTTTCCATTAACAGCAAAGAATCCTCGTTCTCCATCTGTACCGGGAAGATCTCCACCTATACGTACCTTTAATGTATCATCCCAGTTTTTTGTATAGATGTTAGTCATTAAATCAATCTTAGGCTCGCCATTGTCTACAGACATATAAATAGCCGAATGTCGGTTAGCGTATGCAGCATCTCTAGAAGAATTACCAAACTGTACAATTTCATCTCCTGCTTCCGGAGGATTTACCACAACACCATCGGAACCTGAAGTAAATTCACTCATAAGGACATTGATATAACCTTGATGTACGCTAGATACTTCTACATGATATTCCTTATTCCCTTTTTGGCAGCGAATAAAATCATGTTCAAATATAGTATTTACCTCATCTTCTATTTCAATACGATAATACCCTTTACCTCCTTCTGTATAAGTATCAACATGCTTAATTTTCGCATTTCCTTGAGTAATCGCATAACTTCCTCTAATGGCACGTATCTGAGAAATGATAAGTTCAAATGCTGTTAATGATTTTCTAATCATTAATTCATCAGCTTCAATCTTATAAAATCCATCGTCTGTCTTCCATATTTTAAAGCCATGACCGGAAAAACCAGAATCAAAATCTTCGGTCATCTCAGTTGCCCCGTTTGGCAATGTTCTTCCTGTTTTTTTTGTGGAGTAGACTGCTCTTTCTACTCCACTGTCATATGTATATGCCATTATGTATTATTTAAATAAAAATTTAGTCCATGCAAAATAATTGCTATTTTCTAGATAATTATTATCTTCCTCAGAAAAACGGGCTTCTTGTTCAAAAGAAACGCTTTTGTATATATCATGTGCCGTACACCCATCGTCTAAAATGGTAGAAATCAAAAAACGAATACCATATTCCAATCCATACCAAATATAAAAGACTGCTGCCGCAAATAATAAACACCATGCCGAATAACCAAAGATCAATATTCCAAGCCAAATCAGTATTCCTGAAGCAATAGCTAATTCAGTCCATTGACGAGCATGTGTGCATTCATGATTAATAACGGCTTGTTTAAGGGAGCGATATTTAGTAAACACCCAAGCCATAATAGTAATTGTAGAAAACTGTGGAAATAAGATAGCCTTAGCTAACCATGAGTTATAAAATACTTTCTTCATCTTTTTTACTTTTAAACGTTAATATTTCAGGATAATCTTTAGTAACATCAAATGTCTGTACTTGTTGAACAGTAGCAAATTCTTTTATAATAGCCAAATGTTCTTCAGTCGTATCATTGCAGTCAATAGCGTATAATTCTATTTTTTTAATCATGTCTAAAGCAAAATCTACTGGAAGAGGATGTTTTTTATTGTTAAACCAAATTTTTGTTTCGGTTCTTCCTGCATCTTTTTCTATGTTAATGGAGTTGATTAATCCTGCTCGATCTGCTTTATTAAGCCATCCGGATTCCCCATCAAGTATAAAACAGTTTACCTTGTCAGAAGAGTCATAAGCATTGATTTCTATTTCCTTCATTTGTACTGCTTCTTCTAAGGTATATACATGTTGTCTCAGCATTGGATACCCATTAGAATCTTCATGGATTTCCAAACCATTCTCCTGCCCAGTCAAAAGCTCTCTCCAATATTCATCTGTTATTTCTAGGCTTCCCTCTACAGGTTCATCGTAAAAGCCTTGTTTCCAATACATCATATCTCATATTTTTTGTAAAAATACTATTTTAATTTATAACTTCCAAATCCTTCGGCTCCTCATCAAGTTACT